CAAACTGGCTTAACATCTTTTAATACTAAGTATGAATAATCCCTTACACTTTTACTAACTGTTGCTGGGTTTACTTTCAAATTCTTAGCAATTTCTATTATTGTCCAATTTACTTTGATTAATTCAGCCACCTTGCGGTGCCAGTCTAAACTAAATTTAGTTTTTCCCATAATAATCACCTGTATCAAATTCATATGACTCATCATATTCTAAGTCATTAGTTTCAATATAGTGAATTATCTCACCTTTATACATATAGTCACAGACTTTATTCTCTTCTTTAAACCAAAGAGTGTAAAGTTTATGTCCTTCATGCTCACCAGCTGGTGTCACTGTTCCATTTAGTAACCACCATACAAATACTATCTTGCTCATATTATTTAGTTTTAAAAGTTATAATCCTTGATGATAGTTCATTTCATCTGCCCATTCTTTATCCATCATCATATCAACATGATCTTGTGCTATGTCTCCATTTAACTGTATGTGATGTTTCTTTCTTGATGCTTCTTGAGCTATTAAAGCTCTCTTAGCTTCTACATTTCTCAATATCATCTTGAGAACATTTCTCAAGTGAGTGATATCCATATCATCTACATCTATTTGTTTACCATTCTGCATGGTCCAGTAATATTTTTTCATAATTATATTTTTAAGATTAATAAAATGAGTGAGCTTTATATTGCTCACTCATATCAGAAAGGTAAATCATCATACTTTTCAGTTAATTCTTTGTCCCATTGTCTTCCTGCATATGAGGAAATTTGATGATTCGGGAACACAGATTGTGATGCTTCTATGGCAATATCATTGTCATAGACACCGTAGTCTCCTGACTTTGCATAAAGAATAACATTCTTATTCAGAATCTTAATCCATCCACCATTGATAGTATCCCAATTATATTCACGGTAAACATCACTGATAGCACTGTGGAAGTTATCTACAAATCCATAAGGGTCAAAACAGAATCTATAAGATTTATCTTCCCTGTTCTGTTGTATGATAAACTTGATACCTTTGGTGATTTCTAAATCACTAAAGTCTAGTTTCTGTTTATATACTTCAGATGCAGTCTTTCTGATCTTGTCTTTATACTTAGCAAGCTCATCTGATTTCTGATAATACCAGTTTTCATACTGTATATTATCAGCTTCATCAACTTCTTCTTTATCATCTTCATCAACAACTATTGGTTGAGCAGATAAAGCTTTGACAGCTTCAATGATGGCATTAGTCATCTTTGCTTGATGCTGAAACATTGATGGATTAACAATTGATAGGAATCTATCTGACTCAGCTGCTGTAAGCTCATGGTTATTACTACCACCAGCAAAGCATTTAAAGTCACTACATGGTACTTGCATTTCATAACGCTTAGTAACCACATTTATGTATGTATCATTGTAAGATTTTACAGTATACACACCATTTCTAGAATTTAAGTGGATTTTCATTTGAGATTATTTTTGAGATTAATAAATACATAAAAAATGAGCAGTTTTTCTACATGCTCAGGTATACGCAGAATATCACTGCCTTTCTATTGTGTACTCTCACAAGGTTGCAACCCTTGCATTAACAGTTACTATTCAGATACTATTGCTGTTAATTTACTAATGCCTGCTTGGATGAGAGTATATTCCTTTGCACTCACTTGTAACACATTCAAAGAAACAGATAATGAGTCTGACTTATCCTTGGTTACTAATAGTCTGTACACAACTATGCTTACCCGTGGGGATATTACAACTGTGAGTACAAAGGTTTCCGGAAGCATTTACTGTCCTAAAGCACATAACACTAATAATACTACTAGTAATAGAAGTAATACTGATTAATATATGTATAGACACACTTGATACTTTATATACAGGGAAATGCTTAGTCTTGTGTTAGCTATATAAATATTCATATACAGCAAGTTAAGTATTTATGTAATCATGTGATAGGGTATAGATATGTGAGGAGTTGAACACCTTTTCTAACTTCATCACACATTCTCACACAATTTACAAAAAATTAACTACTTGATTATCAGATACTGAGTCTCATTGTTACACACGGTGGAGACAAGATATATATAACTTGTGAGTGTAATTAATCTTCCTACTACACAACTTAAACAGCAGTAAGTAGTAGGTAATACACGCTACTGTGTGGTTTTGTAAAGCTATTAAAGCTGACAAAACATAATTTCATTATACAGCCATTACTATTTATTTAGTATAAAGCTTGATAACAAGATTTATATTAAATAAATGGTTGATTGGAAGAGGGTAAATAAAAAATAATAGTGACCTAAGTCACTATTATCTTCTAGTACTACATACTATCTAAGTTGTCTGTACTATCTTCTACTGTTTCTTCAACAGTCTTGAAGGTTTTCTTTGTTACAGATGCAGATGCACTACCTGATAACTTGTCTGCAATTCTATCTGCAAACTTATCTGCTAATACTGCACTTGCTTCTGCCACTGCATTTAATCTTGCAATGTCCTTATTGAATGAACCTGTATCTAATGTAAAGTTTCCATCTTTCTTCTTTACTAAGTTCATTTCATCTTCCATCCCAATGTAATTAGTGATGAACTGTATTTCTCCATTTGGACCTATTGCAGGATACTGCTTGAAATTTGGTGAGTTTTTGTACTCCTCAATTTCTGCTACTGTTCCTACTACATTGTAAATGTGAAAAATGTTTCCTTTTTTGCTTCTTGGTGAAGCCATGTAAATTGCTTTCATGTTGTTTGTTTTTAATTGTTAATAAAATTTATTTTATTATAAATTAAGGGTTGATAAAAAGAGGGAAAATAAAAAGAAAAAGTCCTTAGACTTTTTCCTGTGTGAGTGGCTAACTCCTGTTTTGGTCTCATATCTCAAAGCCTGTAAGAGAACGCCTGTAGTTGTTTACATATAATAACTGTGTGATAACATCATTTGTTCTGTTCAATCACAACAGTTATTTTAATTAAGTTAAAGGTTGATAAGAGAGAGGGAAAAAAGAAAAAAAGTTAAGGTAGACTAAACTACCTTAACTGTTTTAGGCAAGATGAAAATGGCTTCATAGCCTTTTTCATTCTTGAATAATCTACCTTCAAAGGTGATTAAGTCTCCAGACTTAACGCCTGGAAGGTATGATGAAAATGTTCTAGGCAAGAACTTGTCATCATTGACAAGTTTTAGTATGAACATTTTATCATAAGATTTAGATTTGAACACTTTTACCATAAAAGTTTTCAAAGATGAAGATTTTGATTCCATAATAAATAATTTTATTATGTTTACAGGGTTGATCATTTTTTCACTAGAAAAAATGTTTTAATTAATTCACATATGAAATATGTGGTTGAGCAAGCACCGGGGGTAGGGGCCTGACGCGCGGGGCGGGGGGTTGCTCTACTAGGGGGTCACAACATCTCACTACATATACAGGCCCCAAATACTCCAAGTATATATTAGTGAATCTCTCACAGCAATATTACCATGGGGTAAGTTACCACTTGGTAACATGCTTGGTAGATAGACCGGGAAATTATATATTTGTTTTATGAAAGTTGAGATATTTACCCCAGTGTATAATGGTATGTATATACTACCTATGTTCATTGATCATTATACGGAAAGATTTCCAGGATGTACTATTACTATGTTGATTGACAAAGATACAGAAGACAACAGCTTTTCCTACTGCAGAGAAAGAGGCTGTAATGTTGTGACAATAAATCTTCCAGAACCAAAGCCATTAAGTATGACAGATCTTAGAAATAATTATTGGAAAGATTCAAATGCTGAATGGATAATTTTTGTTGATCAAGATGAGCTAGTTGATATTAGTCTTAATGATTTGGAAGATATAAAAGATTATGATGTTATAAAGTTTAGAGGTTATAACATGGTTACTACAGATGGTGAAACAGATCCTAGAAAATTTACACATGGTAGATTACATCCTTGGTATTGCAAGTCTTTAATGTTTAGAAAAACAATTGGTGAAATTAATTATACAGGTGGTGCCCATACTGTTAAACCTGATAAAGAATATAAAGAAAATAGACATAGGTATAACATGTATCATTATCCAAAAAGATTTACAAGTAAAGAAGCGTTTATAAAAGAATATGAAAGATCTGCACCAAGAGAAATAGCTAGTAAGATTTATGATGATGAAACAAAGAATCTAAAAAAAATAAGATGAATCCCCATGATATAACAAAAGAGTTTGAAAAAAAACTAGCCGACTATACAGGAGCTCCTTATGTTGTTGCTGTAGATAACATGAGTAATGCTTTGTTTCTGGCTTTGTATTATGAAGGTATTAAAGATACAGAGGTTGAAATACCTAGTAAGACTTATCCATCTGTTCCTTGTGAGATAAAACATGCCGGGGGTAAGGTTAAGTTTTATAATGTGCTGGGGGATAAAATAAAAGGATGTTATCAACTGAGACCGACACGCGTGTGGGATTCTGCTTTACGGTTTACAGCAGATATGTATATTCCAGGAAGTCATATGTGTGTTTCTTTTACTGGTCCATACAAACATTTAAAACTTGGTAAAGGTGGTGCAATTCTTACTGATAACTATGATGCATATCTCTGGTTTAAGAAAGCTAGGTTTAGTGGTAGAAATGAATGCTCTTATTTAGAAGATGATTTTACTATGTTAGGATGGAACTTTTATATGATGCCTGAGATAGCAGCAAAAGGATTACAATTAATGGGTCAGTTTTATAAAGGTGATGGAAGTAAAATAAGTAATGAAGATTTGGAACTAGCTTATCCTGATCTTTCTAAATTTGATATATATGTTTCTTGATGATCAAGCATTAAGTAAGATAGGGTTTGGTTCCTACGGTAAGAATGTTCTGATATCTGATAAGTGTAGTATTTATAATCCTGGAAATATACATATTGGTAATGATGTGAGAATAGATGATTTCTGTATATTGAGTGCTGGTGAAAAAGGTATTGAAATTGGTAGTTATGTGCACATTGGTTGTTATAGTTTACTTGTTGGAAAAGAAAAGATAGTAATGAAAGACTATTCTGGTTTATCATCAAGAGTTTCTATATACTCTTCATCAGATGATTTTACAGGAGAATACTTATCTAATCCATGTGTGTCAGATGAATTTAGAAATGTAAGATCAAGTCCTGTGATATTAAATGAATTTGTAACAATAGGAACTAACACAAGTATATTACCCGGAGTAATTCTAGAAAAAAATAGTTGTGTATATGCACATTCATTAGTGTTAAATAATGTTGAAGCTAATACATGTGTAGCAGGTGTACCAGCTAAAAAAATAAAAGAAAGAAAATTGTTTTCATTTAAGTGATATATTAAAAAAGTTATTACATTTGCTCTGTCGTTTAGGTGCTGTTTCCGCAAATCCTAGTATGTTGTGTAGCCCTGGTGTAAAATCCCAGGGCTTTTTTACAGAACCGCTTTTTTAGCTCAGTTGGTTAGAGCACTAGACTGTTAATCTGGGGGTCCTAGGTTCGAGCCCTAGAAAAAGCGCAACTCTCCCCTGTAGATGGGATCTGCAGGCTCAGTGCCAGGTAAGCATACCGTAAGAACTGCTCACTAAATCTGGCCTTCTCTGCGCAGGAAAGTGAATGTGCACTAAGTCTGGTTGACGAACCCCACTTAGTCAGTCATATAACTGTTTGCAACACCCAGGAAAGTTTCTCTGATCAAGAATTACTTCCTGGGTTTTTTATTTAAAATAATTCATATATTTGTGGAACCAACAAACTAAGTATGAGTAAGAGTAAAAAAAAGGAACCTATAGTCCTTGTAGAAATCAGTATTAATTCCGATGATAAATTTGAGATCAGACTCCAGAGAGTTGATAAATCTACTATTCCAGTTATAGTGGGTTTATTAGAAAAGGTAAAGTTTGATTTACTAGCAAGAGATTTTGACGAAGATGGTGCAGCTGAAGAGTTGCCGTCTGTGAATGTTACAAATAATAAATATGATGCGTGATGATTGAAAGATATATGAGTAAGCCTACATATGTTGATGTGTTAAAATACATAGATGATGAAAGAGATTCTGTGTTTGCTTTTACAAACGGCAAAGCTGAGTTTATTATACCAGCAAATACAAAGCAGTTGACATTATATGTGCATACTGATTTGGGTCCTAAGAAGTGTAATCCTAATGATTATATTGTAAAGGATAGTGAAGGTCACTTCAGTGTATTAACAGAAGGACAACTAGATGAACTTTTTTTAAAAGTAAAGAAAACAGAAAATAAATTATTATGAGTAAAACAAGTAACAAGCAAAGAGTAGAAGCTTTGAAAGGATGGCTTCAATGGTTATTAATAACTAAAAATAAAAAGTAATGAGTGAGACAGTAGTGAGTATTCCGGAAATAATTGGAATGAATGAGACTAAAGTGCTTTCATTTGGTGAAGAGTTAGTAGGAATTGAGTTCAATCCATCTAATGATGCTGGTGTAGCTAAAGTAAAAGAATTGTATGCTGAGATTGCAAACATTCTTAAAGATGCTTACCAAGAGGGTCCAGGAAATCCAATTAAAAGTTTATTATTTGACCATGCTGTGGGAGAATTAGTAAGTGCACAAATGGCAGTAGTAAAAGTAATCACGTTTAAATAAAAGAAAAATGAAACTATTAGGAAAAAGAATTTTGATCAACATCCCGATTATTGAAAAACCAATAATTGAATTATCTCCAGCTCAAGAAGCAGAGCGCGAAAGAGAAGCAATCAAGAAATGGACTGAATTAGAAATTCATGCTGTGGGAGATGAAGTAGAAAAAGTAAAAGCTGGAGACAAAGTGTATGTTCAAACATTTGCTTTAGAAGGTGCTGAGAAGATTGATCTTGACGGGTCAATTAAATTATTGGTAAAAGAGTTTGACATTGCAATAGTATACTAAGATGAATGAATTGCGTTATGAACATTATAACCGTCAAGTGATGAAAGATTTAAAAAAGAAAAATGTAAGCATGACGGTTGAGCCTAAATGGATTGATCCTCAAGAGTATAACAAAAATATTTTGAACAACATGCCGAAGTGTACACCATTTAACACTCCTACCGAACAACCAAGTGCGTTAAGACCTAAGCATTACGGTGGAGCTGATAGTACATATGAAGTATTCAAAGTGTTAGAGGCTTGGGAACTTGATAAAGATTTCTATTTAGGTAATGTAATTAAGTATGTTGCGAGAGCTGGTAAGAAAGATTCTTCAAAAACAAAAGAGGATTTACAAAAAGCTTTAGTATATTTGCAACGCAGAATTGATAGTTTATGATTGTTGTATATTTAATTATTGGAATGATTGCTTTGTATGTTTTGTACGCATTGCATAATTTCTTGCGCCTTCCTACATATAATAAAGTTTATAATATGTGGCAAGAAGATGTTGAGAAAGTTAATAAAGCTAATTTGACAATAATCATTATGTGTACAATATCATTTATTATGGGGATTCTAACTGTAATAATGTTAAGTTAAGTTTTTTTTATTTGTTTATTTAAGCCCTGGTTTATACTAGGGCTTTTTTTTGTAATAATTTTTTTGTATATTATATAGTAAATAACTAATTTTTTTATAATGCCTGCAAAATTTGTACCTCAATCACCTGATCCTTTTTTAAAAGTTGATGCTGATACGACCCTAGTAAAGTATGGTCATATAAATTTTTTACTTAACCAAATCAATACTAATGTGTATGCTGATAATGAAGCAGCTATGGAAGATGGATTGGAAATAGGAGATTTATATAGGAATAATTTAGGACAAGTGTTTGTAGTATTTAAACCTTAATAATTTTTATAATATGAGTTTTACAGGACAAATTAATTTTGGGTACCCTATAACGTCCCAAAACATTATTACAAATATACCAGATAATGCTGTGTTACCTTTATCAATGGGTAGTAGTTTACAAGGTAATATCTTAGGTGTAACATTTGGAGATTTAAAATCTCAAGTAGCACCGGCAGGACCAGTATTTACAAATGACAATACACCTTATGGAATAAATGCATTAGCTGTAACACAACAATTTTTTAATGTTGCTATAGGTGCATATTCAATGGATCAAAGTGTGAGTGGTGGTAACAATACAGCAGTTGGTGCTAATTCTTTAAGATATTCGGCTGGTTCCGCAAATACAGCTGTAGGTTTTAGTGCACTTAATAATAATTCAACAGGTGAAACAAATACAGCTATAGGACAAGAAACCTTATTTAATAATACTACTGGTTATAGTAATGTTGCAATAGGTTATAAAGCATTGTATAATCAAAGTGATAAATTTGGAAATACCGTTATTGGTGCTAATTCATATATTCTTGCAAATAGTAATAATAATACAATTGTTGGATCTTTTATTGGAGGTAATACAACTACAGGTTATTCAAATAGTATTATTGGTAGTAATACCTTTAGAAATAATACCACAGGTTCAATAAATACTGGATTAGGAGCTAACTGTTTAGATAATAATACTACAGGTGAATTTAATATTGCAATTGGTAGTGGTGCATTAAATGATAATAGTACTGGTAACAATAATACTGCATTAGGTACAAATACTGGTAGTGGTAATTACAATGGTAGTATTATTTTAGGTCGTAGCGCAACAGCAACAGCAAACAACCAATTTGTAGTAGGATCCACTTCATATAATGCTGGAGCAATAGCTAGTGAAACAATTACAGCAAATAGAACATGGACAGTTAGAATCAATGGGGCTAACTATAAAATACCTTTATTAGCAATTTAATAATTTAAACAATGGATATTTTAAACTTTATATCATGGGTTAAAGGAAGTAGAATAGTTACTTCCGTAGATTCCTCTCAAACTTTATTACCTGTAGGTCTTAAAGATCCAAAAAGAGATGACGGTTATTTACCTGGTGCTATATCAGTAACTGATTTTTTAGCTTTATCACCAGGACTTCCTAGTTTTATTCAGTATAATGAAACTAATAAAACATTTTGGAATGCTGGTTTTTCAAATGATACAAGTTGTGTTAGTTATGGTAACTATGCTTTAGATGGTGCTACAGGTTTTAGTAATACAGGTATTGGTGCTTTTGCATTATTTAATAATACCTGGTCATATAATACAGCAATTGGTGACCAAGCTTTGAAATCTAGTGCTGGACAACAAAATGTTGCTATAGGTTACCAAGCGTTAAATAGTAGTCAAGCTTCTTTCTGTGTAGGTATTGGTTATCAAGCCTTAGGTGGTATTACAGCAAGTAATGCAGGAACAAGAAATACAGGTGTAGGTATGGAATCATTAGGATTTGTAACTACAGGAGATCTTAATACAGGAACAGGTTCCGGTAGTTTATTTAATGTAACTACAGGAACATCTAATACTGGTTTTGGTTTTAGCGCAGGTGCTAATATAAGTGTTGGAAGTCATAATACATTTATTGGTGCGTTTGCAAGTGCTGATGGTGCTAATATATCAGGTTCAATTGTAATAGGTAGAAGTGCTAGAACAACAGCAAGTAATCAATTTGTTGTAGGTAGTTCAGCATATAATGCAGGAGCCGTAACAACAGAAACAGTATCATCAACAAGAACATGGACTGTTAAAATTAATGGTGTAGATAGAAAAATTTTATTAGCTTAGTAATAATTTAAAATTAAAATAAAATGTCAGTAGAAAACAAATTTGTAGAAGAAGTAACAGCTGAACAAGCAGCAAGGTCTGTATTAGCAGCTTATGATAGTGTAAACTTAATTGCAGAATTAAAAAGAAAAAGAATACTATCTGAAGAAGAAACAGCAACTATAACACGTAATGTAGAGCATATTGCTATTATGTTAGGTAAAGAGTGGTTTGCTGCAGCATTAACTCCAGCACAAAAAACTGAATTGGAAGCATTGGTTAAATAATAAATTTTATATATTTACACTTTAAATATAAACCTAATAGATTTATTATGACTCCAATTGAAGCAGTACAAGTATTAGAGCAAGCATTAAATGCAGCTAACTTAAAAGGTGTGTTTTCATTAGCAGATGCTAACAAAGTGTTAGTAGCTTTGAATACAATTCACAACTTAGAGGAAGTAAAAGCTTCTATTCCGGAATTAGTAACTGAGTAATTCCTACAGCACAAATTCTTAAACCCTGGATTAACTTCTAGGGTTTTTTGTTTTTGTTAATTTTTTTAAGTATATTAATATATAGTCTAAATATTTATCTCATGTCAATAGGAAATTTAAAAGATACAGGAAATAAGGGTAATAACTTTCCTTATCAACTAAAAACTTTACAAGGTCTTCAGCAAATAGCTGATGGTATTTCTGGTTTTGCTCCTCCAGGCGGAGTAGCTACAGAAACAACTCTCTTAATAGTTGAGGCATATGTAGAAACAATTAAGAAAAATTCTATATCTAAAATAGGCAGGATTCAAGGATCAGCAAATTATAATAGAGTTTTAGCTTATAATGCTAACAATGATGTTACAAGTGTTACTCATACAGGAACTACTGAATATGGTGTAGAAACTATCATTGAAACACTCAGTTATGATGAAAATAGAAATGTAACAGAAATTCAATATTCATAATTATGAAAAATAAATACAATCCAGTATCTGGTGAGTTTGATCTTGTAAACTCACTTCAAGACATAAGCTATGTACATACTCAATCTGTTCCTGCAACTACATGGGTTGTTATTCATAATCTAAATACTAAATGTTCTGTGCAGGTAGTTGATGAAGATAAGAATGAAATAATTGCTCAGATTGACTGGGTAGATAACAACACTGTAAACATAACATTTAATATTCCAGTTTCTGGATATGTTTATTGTAATTGATAAAATAAAATTGTATATTATATTATAACTTAAATTTAAACTAAAAACAAAACAAAATGGCAGAAAAAAAGTTTTTTGTAGACATTAATCTACAAGGTAGTGCGTTAACTAACGCAAAAATTGGAACTAATTCAGGTATTGGTTCAACGGAAGGTGCATTTGGATATGATTCAGCTTCACACCGTTTACAATATTTCAATGGTACAGCTACTAAAGATGTAGCTAACTTATCTGATATTTCAGCTGTAACAGGTGGTTTGATCTTCCAAGGTGGATATGATCCAACAACTGATACTCCTGATATTACAGATGGAACAGCATTAAAAGGTTTCTTTTGGGTAGCAACTGCAGCAGGTACTTTCTTAGGAGAGTCTGTACAAGTTGGTGATTCAATTGTTGCTAAAGTTAATGCAGCTGGTGCAACAATTACAGACTGGTTGATTTTACAAGGTAACGTAGTTATTGCAACTGATTCAGTTGATGGTATTTCTCGTTTAGCTACACAAGCTGAGGCTGACGCTGGTACTGAAGCTGGTGCAGTAGTTATTACTCCTGCTACATTACAAGGTAAAATTGATGCTCAAATTACTCCTGAGATTTCTAACAAATTACCTCTTGCTGGTGGTACTATGTCGGGTAATATTGACATGGGTGGAAATAATATTGAAAATGCTGGTGTAGTTCAAGGTACCAGAATTCGTTTTACTGAAGCAGAAATAACAGAATTAAGTTCTTATCCAGCAGCAAATATTACTTTAAATAATAGTATAGATGCTGATAATGCTCAAACTATCATCAACCTACCAGCACCAACAAACGGAGGTGATGCAACTAACAAAACTTATGTTGATGACCAAGATGCATTGAAATTATCACTTACTGGTGGTACAATGACTGGTGCTATTGATATGGGTAACCATAATATTAATAGTATTGATGCATTAACGGCAGATACCCTTACAGCTACTGGTTTTCATGCTGATTATTTATTTAAAAATGGTAATGATTCTATTGGATTAGGTGATAATTTAGACGCTCAAAACATAGCATCTATTATCAACTTACCAGCACCTACCAATGATGGTGATGCTACTAACAAGCAATATGTTGATAATAATACATCTAACAAATTACCATTAGCAGGTGGTACAATGTCGGGTAATATTAACATGGATGGTGGTACTATTGAAAATTCTGGTGCAGTATATACAAATAATTTAGCATCTAGCCTTAATACAGAAATTCAATTATTAAATGATTTACACTCTTTTAATGGTTCAAAAATAACTAACTTACCAGCTCCAACTGACGATGGTGATGCTGCTAACAAATTGTATGTAGACAATGCAGCTTCAACAGCTGAATCTAATGCTAATACTTATACTGATACAGCAATTAATTCTACGTCTTATTCTACTGTTATTGTATCAGCAGATTGGACTTTAAGAGGGTTTGATAATGCATATTATGTTACTATAAATCATAATTTAGGTAGTTATCCTTTATTTAGTGCTTGGGCAGCCGGAACTTCTGCTGATTTTACACTTGATAATGCGTCACCTAATACAGGTTCAACTACTATTTTATCTAATATATTACCAACTGAAAATATAACAATTTCTTTTGTAAAAGCAAATGGAAATGGTGGTTTATAATAATTAATAATTTAAGTATAGTATATTTACTAAAACCCACTCCATAATCGGGGTGGGTTTTTTTAAATACACTATATTTGTAAAAAATAATAATATGGCAGAGAAGAAGTTTTTTGTTGATGTTAATCTTCAAGGGAATAACATCAATAATTTAAAAGCAGATACATTAGATATTACTTCTAATTTAGCAAGTGCTAATACTAAAAGAATAGTGTATTGGTCTGACCAATATTATTATTCAGATGGAACATCTTGGATTGCACTAAGTGGAGGTGGTAGTAGTTTACCAACTGGTGGAGCAACAGGAGATATTCTAGCAAAAGCAAGTGGTACTGATTATGATGTAGAATGGATAAGTAACTACACAAGTACAGTACAACATGAAGTAAAACTAGCAGAAAACATAAGCAAAGGACAGGCCGCTTATGTATCAAGTGCAAACGGAACTAACATGCTTGTAAGCAAAGCTTCAAATGCTACTGAAGCTACGTCAAGCAAAACAATGGGTCTTATTGCTTCTACAGGAGTAACTAATGATATTGTATTTCTAATTACAGAAGGATTACTAGCTGGATTAGATACAAGCACAGCAACAGCAGGAGATCCTGTATGGTTAGGAACAAATGGAAACTTAATATATGGTTTAGTAAATAAACCAGTAGCTCCAGCACATTTAGTATTTATTGGTATTGTTACCAGATCAAGTACTACTGTAGGAGAAATCTTTGTTAAAGTACAAAATGGTTTTGAAGTTTCTGAACTACATGATGTATCTTTAAATTTATTATCTGACACTGATATTTTATATTATGATAGTGCTGCTTATTTATGGAAAAATGGTACATTAGAAGATATATTAACTTTAACAACAACTGGTACATCAGGAGCATCAACAATTACTGGTAATACATTAAATATTCCACAATATTCTGGTGGTGGACCTGTAAATGCTAAAAGACATGACTATTCAGCACCTTATGATTACAATGCTTTTGCACCAGAAGGTACACTAGATACGGATACAACTTGGACTATAACAAGATTAACAATAAATGCTGATGGTACATATACATCCGGTGTAGCTACAGGAGCATGGACTAATAGAACAAATTTAACTTATAATTAAGATGAAACATAGTATAGTAATGAATTATATTAATGGGGGTTACTCATTAGTAATTAATAGTTTTGAAATTAATGTAGAAGGTGAAAGAGTATATATTGATAATAAAATATATACTGATAAAACTTTTGAAGAATGTATCGCTTTAATTAATGCAATCTAATGGCTACTATTACAACATTAAAAGCAGGTAACTGGTCAGACCCTACTGTTTGGAACGGTGGGGTTCTTCCTGGAGTAAACGATTATGCACAAGCAGGTCATGCAGTAGTAATAGACCAAGATATTACTGTTCTTGGTTTAAGAATTACTGCAAATATTAATGGTTTTACAGTTAGTGGAAGTACAACAAGAACTATTAATTTAACTGCTACTGATGCAATTGCTTACACAACATCAGCAGGTACATGGTTAAATATTACTAATACAGGAACTACAAATATTACTACATATTTTACTGCAAATGCTAACAATGTTGCACAGAGTTATATTAGTTGTAATAGTACAGGTGGAACTATAAATATAAATATTTTAGGTGGTTGGACATTTCCAATAAATAGTGGAGGTTCTCCAGTTTTTTTTACAGGTACATCATCAAATCAAATTGTTAATATTACAGGTGATATATTTGAAAATAATTTGGCTCAACCTGCACTTCAAATACTAGGGACTAACAATACAGTTAATATGACTGGTAATATTGCAACATCTACTCAATCAGCACAAGTAAATAGTATTTTAGTAGCAAGTGGTTCTGTTAATAATAAGTTTAATTTAACAGGCAATATAAGTGGTGTAGGTACATTTTTAACAACAACTAATACAACTTTAAGTGTATCTTTAAACGGAATTTTACAAGGTGGTTCTGTTAATAATATGATAAACTCATCTTCAACTGCTACATTTAAAGTTTCAGGAATAATTAGTCAACAAAATAATGTAAACCCTATTTTTGTTAAAAAAATAAGAATAGATTCAGCATTAGATACAACATGGACTTATAATACAGATGTGGTAGGTGTTAATAAAACTTTATATACATCAGGAACAGCACAAGGACAACCTGCTATAAATAATGTTAGAAGTGGTACAGTTTATGGTGCTAATTTTGAATATACAGGTACATTAATAATGGCAACACCAGCTAATGTAAGAAAAGGAGTACCAACAGATGCAACAGTAGGAACAGCTGATTTAACAGTAAATGATTTTTGGAATAAGCTTACAAGTGAACTTACTACAAGCGGAAGTGTAGGTAAATTACTTACTGATAATGTAGATACTCAAATATCTACAAGAGCAACTGATTCAGGTGTTATAAGTGAATTAAATACATCAAGTACAGATGTTGCAGTAAGAATGAGAAATGTATCAACAGTAGGAATTACTGGACAACAACTTGCAGGTCAAGGTTAAAATTTAAATATATGAAACATAGCATAGTAATGAATTATAGTGGGGAAGGTTATTCCTTGATAATTAACACATTTGAAATAAATGCTGAAGGTGAAAGAATTTATGATAGTTCACAAGTTTATGTAGATAAGACTTATGAAGAGTGTATAACTTTAATAAATGAAATATAATGGCAACTATTATAGCTTCTAAAGCAGGCAATTGGTCTGATACTACAGTATGGACGGGTGGTGTATTACCAGGTGTAAATGATTATGCTTCAACAGCATTTGCTATAACTTTAGACCAAGATATTACTGTTCTTGGACTAAGATTTACAACAACTGCAGGAGTAATTATTATTACTGGTTCAACTAATAGAACAATGAATTTAACTGCTACTGATGCTTTTACTTATAGTAATACAAACCCAATAAATTCAAGTTATATAGTAATAACAAATACTGCTACTACTAATATAAATTCCTATTTTCCACTAACTGGTAGTAATTCAGGCACTAAAACAATTAATTGTAATAGTAATGGTGGTACTGTAAATATTGTTGCAACGGATGGCTTGCTATACAATGGAGATGCTACTACAAGACAAAGTACCCCGATTCTTTTTGGTGGTTCTTCCTCAAATCAAACAGTAAATATTACAGGTAATTTAGTATCAAATAGTCTATATCAGTTTTTTCTTACAATGGCAGGTACTAATAACACTGTTAATTTTATTGGGGACATTGGTACGTCATCAACTAGTACTCAATCTAATTTTAATATGCTTAATGGTACTAACTGCACTTTAAACATAACAGGTACAATTATAGGGAATGCAGCACAATGTATAACAGGTCTTAATTCAACAGTAAAAGTAAATGTTAATGGTATTGTTCAAGGACAATCTACTGGAAATTTAATTGAATTAACAACTGGTAATGCTTTAGTAACCTTTTCAGGTGCCGTAACTAATCTAAATGATTTTGAAGCATTTTATTGTAAAAATTTAAGACTTAAAAACGGAGTAGAAACTCAAAAAACATATCAAACACAAGTTTTAAATCAAAATAAAACTATGTATTCAAGTGCTACTGGAATAGGAATGCCTTTTGCTACTAATGTTAGAAATGGTGTAACTTATGGTGATGCAAGTCAATTTAGTGGTAGTATGATCGTACCAACTCCTTCTGATGTAAGAGTAAATGTTCCTACTGATAATACAGTTGGTACAGGAGATTTAACGGCAGAAGATATATGGAATAAACTAACTTCTGAAATAACAACATCAGGAAGTATAGGTAAATTATTAAAAGATAATTTAGATGCTTCAGTTTCTTCAAGAGCAAGTAACGCTGGTGTAGTTACAGAATTAAATACTTCAAGTGTAGATGTAGCGGTTAGATTAAGAAATGCATCAACTGTAGTTATTACAGGAGAGCAAATTGAACTTTCATGTGGAAATTAAAATTTAAATTATAAGGGTAGTTATATAAGAATATCCTAAAATTTTTTGTATATTATTATATATATTTATAAACTTATTAAACATGGATTCTAGTACACTAACAATTGTATTATTCATTACAGCAACAATAGTTACTGTCTTTGGTTTCTTTTTAAAGAATGCCTATAATGATACAAGAAAAGACATTGAAATTTTACTAAAGGGAGCTCAACATCATGCTGAGGAACTTGGTAAATTAAAAGGAAAGATAGAACTTGTAGAACAAGAAGCAAGATTGAAGTATCAAGCAATTCAAGAACAAACACAGTTAGAGATAAAGAATCTTGCAAGAAATGTAAGTGAGCTTTCAGATGCTGTAAGACAGTTTGTAATCAATAAATAATCATATGGAAGGTCTAAGTTTAAAAGAAAGATTTAAAGCACCTACACCTAAGTTTTGGAAAAAAGTGCAAAGAATAGGATTAGTTCTAACTGCTGTAGGAACAGCATTAGCAACAGCTCCAGTATCTTTACCAGCTATAGTTGTAACAGTTGCTGGATATGCTGCATTTGGAGGAGGTTTAATAGCTACTATGTCACAGTTAACAGTAGATGATTCTCAAGTTGCAAATTAAAAATTAAAGTATGACAAACGTAAGAACCTATAATGATAAAGAATTACTAAATAAAGTAAAATCTTTACCATCATTTAAAAGTGTTCCTCAAGGTTATTGGATACTTGGAATAAGATCTAATGAAGATGCAGCAAATAAGTTTGATGATAAATTTTATTTATTTAATGGTGAACTTTTTGTAACAGTAACAACAGGAACTACAAATCCGGGTACACCTGTTTTAGAAGGAGGTTTTTTAAAGTATAATAAATTAGGAGCAGCTGTAGTTAAAGCAGATGAATGGTATCATGATGTTTGGACTTATGGTCTTCATTTGGGTAAGATGCCTGCATTAAAACAAGTAGGAAATTTTATTGTTTATAGAGATGGTGACAGAGATCAAAAATCAGAAGAAATTGGGATTCCTATTAAAGGCTCTGGCTATGGTATTAACTTCCATGCTGCTACTTATGACAGTAACTTTAAAGGTCTTCAAGAAAATATTGGTAACTGGTCTGCAGGTTGTCAGGTAGTGAATAATAAACAAAAACATTTAGAAATTATTAAACTTGTGAAACCACAAAAGAAAGTTACTTATGTTTTATTAAATGAATTTGAAGTATGAAATTTAGAAACAATTGGAAATCCCCAACTAAACAGTGGGATAAGTTAATTTTAAAATTAAGGGTGTCAAGTCTTGATTTATTTAGTGTAGAAATAGATGTGACTAGAGACTTCTACTCACTTACTATATTAAACTTTACAATTAAGAATAGGTAATACACATTACCGTAACTCACATTACTATAATCCAGGTGTATAAAGCATCTGGATTTTTTGTTTTAAACATAATAGATTTAAACTTTATTAGTATCTTTGTTTAAACTTAAAAAGTATAAATTATGTCAAACCAACATGAAGAGCAAGAGTTAACTCAAGAAGAGTTAGCAGCAAGAAAAGAAGAAATGAAAGCATTTTATGATGATTCATTACCTTATTTAGAATCACAAGCAAAGTATGAAAAGTTCTTAACTGAAATTGAGGAAGCAAGATTTAAGAGAGCAACTATTCAAATGCAATGGGCTAACATCATGGCTGCACAACAAGAGCAAGATACAAGTGACCGTGAAGAGGAAAAAGAAACTGCGGAACAACATGCTCCTACAGCAGAAAGAAAACTTAAAAAATCATAAGAATGGCAACAGTTAACCAAGTTCAAAAAAAGGTTAAGATGCCTAAATGGGATGTGGTTAAGTTTCAGATATTAACTCATTGCTATATTAACCGTATAGTGATGAGTGAATCTGATTTAAACTGTTTAACTCTATTAAGTTTTAACCAACCAATAGAGCTTACTCATTTTTGTTATGATGCTTCTTCAGAAGAGGACTGGATATTCAAGTCACCTCAAACTGTTAGAAACTGTGTAAACAAAGCTGAGAAGAATGGATTGATAGTAAAAGATCCAAATAATAAAAAACAAGTGATGTTAAATCCAGCATTGAAAATACAAACAGCAGGTACAATTTTACTTGATTATAAATTATTAGGTTATGAATCCGAAGAAAGCAGTCAACCTGTATAAAACAATTTCTGAGGAATTAGAAGTTGATAGTAATTTAGTAGAGGACTTAATGGACTATGTATATAAAACATTAAAGAAAAATCTTACTAACTTATCTCATCCTAGAATTAATGTAGATGGTTTAGGACAATTTGTAGCTAAACCATATGCTATTAAAAAAGGTATTGAAACTATAGAAACAAAACTAATCACTCATGACACATCAACATTTGCCGCATACCAACATAAAAAAGTTTTAGAAATAAAAGTTGAGGCAATGAAGAATCTGCATGAGATGATTGTTAAAGAAGAAGAAAGAAAAACTAATTTTAAAAAATCTAAAGATGAAGCCAAACTTAAAGGAGATTTGGAAAAATAGAACCCAAATCATGGAAGGTGTTAAGAATTCCATTATAAGAGATAGATTTGTTGAGGAGATAGCTGCAGCTAGAATGCAACACTGTAATGCATGTGTAAGAAAAGATGATAAAGGTGACTCTTGTGCTTTAACAGGATCACAACCATGTTGTCAATTATGTGGATGCTCATTAAAATTTAAAGTAAGATCTCTTTCATCAGACTGTCCTGATTTAAGATGGAAAGCCGTAATATCAGAAGAAGATGAAGACAAACTTGACGCACTTAAATGATACTGGTAAGTATGCAATGGGTGGTATAAACCAACCATTATCAATTACAGATTCAGATATATCATCTATTATTACTAGTAGCAACAGTGGTAAATGGGTACCAATGGATGGTCCTTCTGAACCTAATATAATGCTTAGTGATGAAAAGGGTACTAAAAAAATTACAGCAGAATACCTTAGACAAATAGAAAGAAATAGTGTTTCAATATTTCTTAGATTACTTGTGTTTGAAGGTAAGTTTACAAAAGAAGAAACTGATAATATTAAAAACATGCTAGAGTCTAATGATTTAGCTTCAGTAGAACTAGCATGTGTAATTTTAAAAAATGAAGGTTATGAGTATATACTTTAGTGCAACAGATCATACTTACAAAAGCTTAGAAACTGAAGATAAAGTTAATTGGATAAGTGTAACAACTTTAGTTGCTCACTTTAAAAAACCTTTTGATGCTAAATCTATTGCTGCAAAAGTTTCTAAGAATAAGAGATCTAAATGGTTTGGTATTGATCCAAAGAAGATACAAGAGATTTGGGAAACCGAATCTGAAAGAGCTGTGACTATGGGAACATATTATCACAATCAGAGAGAAGCGGATCTTTGTGCATTATCATCTCTTGAAGTTGATGGAAAAAACATACCTATTTTTATTCCTAATGAAACAACAGAAAGTGGTATAAAACTTGCACCTAGTCAGAAGCTAGAAGAAGGAGTATATCCGGAACATATGGTATATCTTAAATCTGCAGGTATCTGTGGTCAATCAGATTTAGTTGAAGTGGTGAATGGTAAAATAAACATCATTGACTACAAGACAAACAAAGAGATCAAGAAAGAATCTTTTGTAAACTGGGAAGGAGCTTCAGATAAATTACAATTTCCATTAGATGGTTTAGATGATTGTAACTTTAATCATTATGCAATCCAGTTAAGTATTTACATGTACATCATGCTTAAACATAATCCTAAATTAAAACCAGGAAAAATGTTTATACACCATGTTGTATTTGAAGTAGAGTCTGAAGATGAGTATGGATATCCAGTTATTAAACTTGATCATAATGGAGATCCTGTAATAAAAGATGTAATTCCCATGGCAATTCCGTATCTTGTAGATGAGGTTAATGCTTTAATGCATTATATCAAAGACAACAAAATAGTAATTAAAAAGAAATAGTATGCTAGTAAGATTATTTGATGTACAGAATGGCACTGTAATTCCTACAGAACATTGTTATACACTGAAAGCTTTAAAGGATATTATGGACAATTATCCGGATGAATACTTAAAGATTTATCAGTATTTGTTTTACATGACTTGTCCTAATCCTGATATGAATCCATTTTTCTATACACCTGAAGTAGATAAAGAATCTTTAATCCTTCAGGAAATAGAAGCAGAGTTTTCTACAGAAGATGATGACATTGCTATTGGTTTGCTATTCTGTCAAAGAATGTATGAAACACCAACATCCCGAGCATATAAAGGTATTGCATCTATGCTAGATAGATTAGCAAAGTTTATGGAAACTTCTACTCTTACTACAGGTAGAGATGGTAACATGAACTCTATCATTGCAGCTGCTAAAAGTTTTAATGACATCAGAACTTCATTTAAAGGAGTGTACAAAGATTTACAAGAAGAACAATCCAGCAAAGTGCGCGGGGGAATCGGTTTAGGATATGATCAATAATTATGAGAGAAATATATCAAGACATACCTACATGGGATAACGGTACATGGACCACTACTGACTTTAACTCCAGAGAAGAATTCTATGAATACTTATTGACCAATGTTTTTAAAGAACCTGGTAAGTATGAGTTTAATGATACTACCACAAGTTTATTTACACAAGAGTCTGCAAAGTTTAATAGAGATAAAGTTTACTGTACTGCTCCATTTAAATCTAAAGATTTTATTGCTTATTGGGATGACCAAAAAGCAAAATGTAGAAGAGGTGTTCTTATTAAAGAAAAAGGTAAAGTCTGGTATATGACCAGAGACTACTATATGTGGTTGAACTTCTTACCTATCTTTAACAAAGAGATTCAAAAATTTGGTTTTGCTGATATCCGGGATGCTCAGTATCATATGGCTTTATATGAGATATTAGCAGAACTAAACTATAATCACATTGCTATTCTTAAAAAAAGACAGATAGCTTCTTCTTATTACCACATGGCTAAACTTCTTAACCAACAATGGTTTGAAGAAGGGGTTACTCTAAAGATTGGGGCCAGTCTTAAAGACTACATCAATGAGAAAGGATCTTGGAAATTTTTACAAGAGTACGCGGCTTTTCTTAATGAACATACTGCATGGTATAGACCAATGTCTCCAGACAAGGTTATGATGTGGCAACAAAAGATTGAAGTAAGAAGAGGAGACAGAAAAACAGAAGTAGGTCTTAAAGGTACTATACAAGGTATGTCATTTGAAAAGGATCCAACAAATGGTGTAGGGGGTCCGGTAAAATACTTCTTTCATGAGGAAGCAGGGATTGCTCCAAGGATGGATAATACATATGAGTATATGCGTCCAGCCATGAGATCTGGTTTAACAACTACTGGAGTATTTATTGCTGCAGGATCGGTAGGGGATTTATCTCAGTGTGAACCATTGAGAAAAATGATTCTTTATCCAAAAGAAAATGATATCTATTCTGTGGAAACAGACTTACTAGATAATAAAGGTTCTGTAGGAAGATCAGGGTTATTCATTCCTGAGCAATGGTCTATGCCTCCATATATTGATAACTTTGGGAATTCTAAAGTACAAGAAGCATTAGAAGCACTAGATGATCAGTTTGAGAAATGGAAAAAAGAACTTGCTCCAGAGACATATCAGTTAAGGATTTCTCAGCATCCAAGAAATATTGAAGAAGCTTTTGCTAACAGAACTATATCTAAGTTCCCAATGCATCTTGTAACAGCACAGCAAAGAAGGATTGAAGATAAAGAATATGCTTATGAATTCTTAGATTTAGGTAGAGATGCTAATGGTAAAATACTTCCTGAGCATAGTAACAGAAGACCAATTACAGAATTCCCAATTACAAAAAATACTGAAGATAAAACAGGAGTTCTTGTAGTATGGGAAAGACCGGTTGAGAATCCTAGCTTTGGTATGTACTACGCAAGTATTGACCCCGTGGCTGAGGGTAAAACAACTACATCAGAATCCTTATGTTCTATCTATATTATGAAAGCTCCTGTAGAAGTAACAAAGGTTACAGGTATAGAAACTGAAACATATATAGAACCAGATAAAATTGTAGCAGCATGGTGCGGAAGGTTTGATGATATTAATAAAACACATCAGAGACTAGAGACAATTATTGAATGGTATAATGCCTGGACAGTAATTGAGAACAACATCTCATTATTTATCCAATACATGATCTCTAGAAAGAAGCAGAAGTACTTGGTACCAAAAAGTCAAATAATGTTCTTAAAAGACCTGGGATCTAATAATTCAGTATACCAGGAGTATGGTTGGAAGAATACAGGAACATTATTTAAAGCTCACTTATTGAGTTATGCTATTGAGTACACAAAAGAAGAACTTGATGTTGAAACTAAATCTGATGGTACTATTGTAAGAACTAAATATGGTATTGAAAGAATACCAGACATTATGTTACTCAAAGAAATGGCTGCTTACTCAGATGGAGTCAATGTGGATAGACTTGTTGCCTTCTGTGCAATGGTTGCATTTATGAGAATTCAACAAGCAAATAGAGGTTATAGTAAAAGGGTCATCATGGATGATGCGGCCAAAAACTTGCAAAAGTCAGAAAATTTGTATAAATTAAGTAGTAGTCCTTTCCGTCACATGGGTAGGAGTGCAGGTAGTTCATCAGGAGGAAAGAATATAAATAGATCTCCATTTAAAAATATAAGATAGTTATGCAAGTATATAACGCAATGCAACTTAAAAAAGGAGCTAAGGCTTCTCATAATAGGATGGGTAGTATTACCCAACCGTTGCAATTTATTCCTAAAAAAGAAAAAGATGATGAGTGGGCTGCTTGGAATCTTGATTGGTTAGAATGGAACGGGTTAAAACAAATCCGCAGAAATGCGCGCAGACTAATGAAGAACTATAAGCTTGCAAAAGGTATTATAGATAAGTCAGACTATATAGTTGAAGAAAACAATGAAATGAAAGAGATTGTTGATGTATTAACTAGAGAAGACTGGTCTGCTTTAGAATTAAAATTCTATCCTATTATTCCAAATGTTATTAATGTTCTTGTAGCTGAATTTGCTAAAAGATCTACTAAACTTACATACAGAGCTATTGATGAATTCTCATACAATGAGATGATGGAGCAAAAAAGAAAGATGGTGGAGGATACATTAATGGCTGAAGCAAGTACTCAAATACAAGCTGCATTAATGGAACAAGGTCTAGATCCTGAATCACAAGAAGCACAACAACAATTATCACCTGAAAATTTAAAAACATTACCACAGATTGAGCAGTTCTTTAAGAAAGATTATAGATCACTTGTAGAGCAATGGGCTTCTCACCAACATAAAGTAGATGTTGAAAGATTCCGTATGGATGAACTTGAGGAAAGAGGTTTTAGAGATATGCTTATTACAGACAGAGAGTTCTGGCATTTTAGAATGATGGAAGATGATTATGATGTAGAGTTATGGAATCCTCCGGTTACTTTCTATCACAAATCTCCAGATGCAAGATATATTTCTCAAGGTAACTGGGTTGGAAAAGTAGACATGTTAACTGTTGCTGATGTAATTGATAAGTACGGATATGTTCTTACAGAAGAACAACATGAAGCATTAGAAGCAATTTACCCAATTAGATCTGCAGGTTATGCAATAGGAGGTCAAAATGATGGTACTTTCTATGATGCTACTAAGTCACACGAATGGAATACTAACATGCCTTCATTAGCATACAGACAGTATACTACAATGATGGCCGGATCTGTATATGATGGTGGAGATATTATTAATCAAATCCTTTCTGAAGGAGAAGATTACTATGACCAAGGTACAGCATACTTGTTAAGAGTAACTACAGGTTACTGGAAGTCTCAAAGAAAAGTAGGACACTTAACTAAAGTCAAAGAAAGTGGTGAAGTAATTAATGAGATCATTACTGAAGATTATAAAGTAACTGACAATCCAATTTATGATACAAGGTTATTTAAGAATAAAACTAAAGAGAATCTTGTATATGGAGAACATATTGACTGGATCTGGATTAATGAGGTTTGGGGTGGTGTAAAAATTGGTCCAAATATTCCTTCATTCTGGGGTATGAATAATCCGGGTGGTTTCTCTCCTGTTTATATTGGTATAGATAAAAACCATATTGGACCTTTAAGATTTCAATTTAAAGGAGACAATAGTTTATATGGTTGCAAGCTTCCTGTAGAAGGAGCTGTGTTTTCTGATAGAAATACTAAGTCAACTTCTTTGTTAGATTTAATGAAGCCATACCAGATTGGATACAACATTGTAAACAATCAGATAGCTGATATACTAGTTGATGAGTTAGGAACAGTAATTTTACTTGACCAAAATTCATTACCTAGACACTCAATGGGTGAAGACTGGGGTAAGAACAATTTATCAAAAGCGTATGTGGCAATGAAGAATTTCCAGATGCTTCCTTTGGATACCTCAATAAGCAATACGGAAAACCCTCTTAACTTCCAACACTTTCAGAAATTAGACCTTTCACAAACAGAAAGGTTAATGTCAAGAATTAAATTAGCAGAACACTTTAAGCAACAAGCTTATGATGTGATTGGTATTAATCCTCAAAGAATGGGTCAACAGTTATCACAAATGACTGCTACTGGAGTTGAACAAGCTGCATCAGCATCATATGCTCAAACGGAAGTATTCTTTATGCAACACTGTGATTACTTAATGCCTCGCGTACACACAATGAGAACTGATCTTGCACAGTACTATCATTCAACAAAACCGTCAGCTAGGCTTTCCTACATGACATCCCAAGATGAGAATGTAAACTTTGAAATAAATGGTACAGACTTATTGATGAGAGATCTTAATATATTCTGTAGTACTACAGCAAATCATAGAGCAGTGTTAGAGCAATTGAAACAAATGGCTATGACAAACAATACTACAGGAGCTACAATTTATGACTTAGGTAAACTTGTACAAGCTGATACAGTATCAGAAGTTAATAGTACTCTTAAAGCTGCTGAAGAAAAACAACAACAACAAAAACAACAAGAGCAACAGCAACAACAAGAAATGCAACAACAACAAATGGAGTCTCAAGAAAGACAAAAGAAAATGGAACTTGATGCTCAAGAGTTAAGAGATGAAAAGAATAGACAAAGAGATATTCTTGTTGCTGAAATTAGAGCTGCTGGTATGGGGTCTATGGTTGACTTAAATGAAAATAAACAATCTGACTTCTTAGATGCTATGAAAGATATTAAAGATACTGAACAGTTTCAAGATCAAATGAATTTACAAAGAGAAAAAGAAACAAACAGAATGAATAATGACTCTCAAAAAAATCAAATTGAAAGAGAAAAAATACAAGCTCAAAAAGAAATAGCAGATAAACAACTTGCTGTTGCAAGAGAAAATAAAAATAAATATGATAAAAAAGAATAGTCTTAGCTATATAGTGCTCAAAAATTTTTAAGACTATTTAAATTTTTCAAGTTTATTTATTATATTAAATTATAAACTAAAACCAACAAAATGAATAAAGATGCAACTAATCTTGATGAGATTCAAGATTCTACAACGGTAGAGCAAGTTGATGTTAACATTGATGAACTATTTGGTAATCCCGGAGCTGCAAACATCATGACACCGGAAGATGGTAAAGCAGAGGAAAAACCAAAAACCATGTTCAGTGCTGAAAACATTGACACCTCGTTCCTTGACAATAAACCTGCTACAGCTCAAGAAAAAGCTCAAGCTGTAGAAGACAAAGCAGAAGTTGAAGAAACTATTGCTGAGTTAGATAATCTTATTAGTCAAAATGAAGAAGCTAGTACTAAGAATGGAAGACCTAAAGTAGATAAAGATGGTCTTTATGATTTAGCTCAAAAGATGATTGAAGAAGGTACCCTTATTCCTTTTGATGATGAAAAACCATTAGAAGAATATAGTACTAAAGACTTTAGAGAATTGTTTGAAGCAAACTTTCAAGAAAGAGAGAATGCAGTAAAACAAAATGTTCCTAAAGAATTTTTTAATGCTCTTCCTGAAGAACTTCAAATTGCTGCTAAGTATGTAGCTGACGGTGGTCAAGATTTAAAAGGTCTTTTTAGAACTCTTGCACATGTAGAAGAGATTATTGATTTAGATCCTACTAATGAAGCTGACCAAGAAGAAATTGCTAGACAATATCTTTGGGCTACTAACTTTGGAAATGCTGAGGAAATTGAATCAGAAATTCAAGATTGGGCGGACATGAATAAGCTTGAACAAAAAGCTAATCAGTTTAAACCTAAGTTGGATAGAATGCAAGAAGAAATTGTTGCAAGACAATTAGCAGAGCAGGAACATAAAAAAGAACAACAAACTAAACAAGCTAAAGCTTATACTGATAGTGTATATAATACACTTGCAGGAGGTGAAATTGGTGGTGTTAAATTGGATAAGAAAATTCAAAGTATTCTTTATTCAGGATTAGTTCAACCTAACTACCCTTCAATCTCAGGAAAGAATACAAACTTGTTAGGACACTTGTTAGAAAAGTATCAGTTTGTTGAACCTAATCATGGTTTAATTGCTGAGGCACTTTGGTTACTTCAGGATCCGGAAGGATACAGAACTAAAATCAAAGAGCAAGGTTCTAAAGCTGCTGTAGAAAAAACAGTAAGAAGTTTGAAAACTGAAGAGTCTAGAAAATTATCTAGTTCTTCAACTAACACCGGTGCAGGAGAAGAAAACAGACCATCTTCAAATAAACCACAAAAAACAATACAGCGTCAGAATACAAATATATTCAGACGTACATTTTAATTAGTAACTAATAAATAAATATAAATGGCAACTCCAGTTTTAAACAATGGTATATTTCTGCGTGATACTGCATACAATGCAAGTTCACACGTAGATTCTTACCACTTAGTAAACATGTTGAAAGATGCTCAACCAATGGATTTAGGTCCGGTTGACTTATGGGCTATGTCCCAAAAAGTTGAAATGCCTTTGTACCAAATGTCTTCTTTCGGTGGAAAGAATGTAATTATGGTAGACAATGCAAGAGGTGAATATAGATGGCAGACTCCTGTATCTATTGATCTTCCTTACATTATTGAGGACATTGAACCGGATAATGAATTCAAAGGTATTGAGGGTTCAACTTTCAGAATTAAATTAAACAGACGTGAGTTTGGACATGGTGATATGTTCACCTATGACAAATACAACGGTGTTGAACTTTATGTAACAGCTGAAGATATCTTACCTGTAGGTGATGGATTTATCTATACCGTACAGTTAGTAAACAATGATAACTTCAAGTTCTTGGATAACAAGTACTTAGCTAACGGAACTAAAGTTTTCCGTAAAGGTTCTGCTCGTGGTGAATATGGTGAGAGATTCTCTGACATCCAAACTAGAGCTGGTTTCCGTGAATTCTACAATTATGTAGGAGGTGCAGAAGCTCACGTTCATTACTCTATCTCTTCTAGAGCAGATTTGATGATCAAAGGTGGTATGAATGCAGATGGTACAGTTCCTGTAACTGAGATCTGGAGAACATTTGATACAAACTTAAATGATCCTTCAATCAATAGCTTAGATGATATGGTTAAGACATTAGGTAAAGACAAAGTTAAAAAAGCTTTTGACAATGGTGATTTATCTAGAACTTTCTTAACTACTATGGAAGCTGCTCACTTATCTAAGATTGCTCAAGATATTGAGACTTACTTAATGTGGGGACAAGGTGGTAGAATCAAACAAGATGGTCCAGATGATTTAAGATTGTCAGTGGGTCTTTGGAAACAGTTGGATAACTCTTTCAAAAGAATCTACAACAAAAACAATTTTACATTGGATTTATTCCGTGGTGAGATCTACAACTTCTTCAACGGTAAAGTTGAGTTCCAAGGTCCAGATCCAAAACGCTCTCTAGTTGTTCAAACTGGTATGGGTGGTATGAGAATGGTAAATGAGGCTATCAAACGTGAGGCAGTATCTTCAGGTTTATTGATCCAAGCTGCTGATATCGGTGCTATCACTGGTAAAGGTATGGACTTAAACTTTGGATTTGCATACACTTCATATGTTATCCCATTCTTGGCTAACGTGAAATTTGTATTGAATCCTGCATTTGACAATGTTCATACAAATGATATTGAGAACCCAATCATTGATGGTTTCCCATTATCTTCTTATTCATTCATTATCTTTGATATCACTGATAATACAAATGATAACATCTACTTATTGAAATTATCTTGGGATAATCAATTGAAATGGTGGTATCAAAATGGTACTATGGACTACATGGGAAGAACTCAAGGGTTCCAATCTTCAGGTCAGTTCAATGGATACCGTGTAATGATGTCTCAAACAATGCCTGCTATTTGGGTTAAAGATCCAACTAAAGTATTGAAAATTGTTATGAGAAACCCAATCACTGGCGGATCATTCTAATAATACCTAGAATAGGTAGGGGATTAATTTCCTCTACCTATTTTTTTTAATTAATTTTACAAAAACAAAAACCAACAAAACAATGGAAAATTTCACAATGGTTGAGACCGGAAAAGGCTCAATTAAAAAAACAGCTATTGCTGTAAGACCTTACTTTGACAGCTCCGCTTCTAACATGGGATTAGAAGAATATGGTATGAGCTTATTTGATGGAGTAACACATAATGAGCAACTATCTTGTTTAGATAACAATGGTGTTGTAAGATATGTTACTGGATTAAATGAGTTTGCTCCGGAAATCAAATTACTTCCTATAGAAGAGAAAGAAGCAAGAGTAAGAGAGATCAGAATAGCAGTTGCAGAGTTAGAGCAAGAACTTGCTGCAAATGTTATTGATATTGATGATAAAGAATTCTGGAATAAGGTTATATTATTAAAACCTAACAACTCAGAATTTTGGAATAGAATTAGTATGTCATGTGGTAATGAACCAGTATTCCTGGATCCTAAAGACCCATATGATAGAATTAAACTTTATGCAATTGAAGCTGGGGGATTCTCATTAGTTTCAAAAAGTTTAGAAGATGCTAGAGCAAAAGCTGTTCCACCAAAGTTTTACTTAGATAAAGAAGAGGAAACTGTAATGGTAAGAACAGAGTACAAAAAATTACGTAACAAAGCTCTATCTGAATTGCAAAAATTATATGACAAAAATAGTACTAAGTTATTCTACATTGCAAAAATTGTAGATATCAACAGTACACAATATAGAAAATCTACTCAAAATGATACTATCTATGAGAACATGGATAACTTCATTGCAGGTTTAGGTGGAGAATCAAACAAAGAAAGAGCTGCTAAAACATTTATGGAAGTAGCTAATATGGATATGGAAACACTAAAAATTAAATCAATTGTTAGAGATTCCGTATTTTTTAAGTATATTGTTAATAAGGCAGATGGTTATATCTATCATACTAAAACTAACGCGTTGTTGGGTAGGAATGTATCTGATGTACTAGAGCACTTGAGAAATCCTTTAAATGAGGATATCTTAAAAGACTTAAATGCTGCTTGTGAAAAGTATTGGAACTCTTAAAAATAAAATAAAATGAAATCTGCAAATGTAACTGGTACTAAATCTAAGAAACTAATGGGTGTTACAAAAACTCCAACAGGTAAAGTAGGTGGTACAAACAAAGCTGTACAAGCAATTAAATCTCCAACAGGTAAAGTTGGAGGAATTTCTAAAGCACCAAAAAAAGCATCTCCTTGTAAATAAGGGGATGTTTAATTTTATTTTAATATTATGGCAAAGAAAAAAGTAGAAGAAGCTGTTGTTGAGAAAGTAAAGACTCCAAGAGCTCCAAGAAAAAAAGTTGTAAAAAAAGTAGTTAAAAAAGTTGAAGCAACTGTAGAAGAAGTTTTACCAGTAGTTGAGAATGCTGTATATGAAACAACTAAAATTATTTCTGAACACAAAGAATTAGTTGAAGAAAAAGCTGAAGAGATTAAAGAAATAGTAATTGAATCAGTATCAACAGCTGCTAAAATTAAATCTTTTTTCAAAAACTTATTTAAAAAGAAATAGTCATGGCAAAAGTAAGTAAAGCAATTGCTACTCCGGTAAAGAAAGAAATGGACAGATGGGAAATTGAATCTGCATTATCTACTTTGAAGAGAGCTGATGAAATCAGAAAAGATCCTAAAATGATGATGCATGTTGCAAAGCATGCACAAGAACAAATTAAAGCACTAGGAGGAATAGTTACTTCAGGTAAAGCTCCAGCAGCAAAAACTGTAGCGAGACCAGTTAGAACTTTAAAAAGAAAATGATGGCAAAGCAAATGCTAAAAAGAAAAGACGGTAGTGTTTCCCAGAGAGGTCTCTGGGATAACATCCGTGCTAATGAAGGTTCTGGAAAGAAACCTACAGCAGCAATGCTAAAACAAGAGAAGAAGATTAAGGCAAAAACAAAAAAGAAATAGTCATGGCAGCTAAAGTAAAAGTTACTGCAGGTGGTGAAAAACATGTAGTATATAAAAAGACTACAAAAAAAGGTGAGGGAAAGGTTGGTAATATAATGGTTAACCATCCTACTAAAGATAAAGGTCAGTGGGATACAATAGATCTTACTGCAAAAGGAAGAGCAAAAACAGTAGCTCAGGGTGTAGCAGCTACAAAGAAATGGCATAAAGATAATCCTGATTACAACTATCAGGGAAAAGGTTTATCTAAAATGAAAACTGGTGGGTCTACGGCAGCTTGGACTAGAAAAGAAGGTAAGAATCCTACGGGAGGATTAAATGCTAAAGGAGTTGCTTCCTACAGAAAAGAAAATCCAGGAAGTAAACTTAAAATGGCTGTGACTACTAAGCCATCAAAGCTTGATCCAGATAGTAAAGACGCTAAGAGAAGAAAAAGCTTTTGTGCTAGAATGTCAGGAGTTGATGGACCTATGAAAGATGAGAAGGGAAAACCTACTAGAAAGGCATTAGCTTTAAGAAAATGGAATTGTTAAAACTTATATATCATGAAAAAAATGCAAGCAGGTGGTACTAAAACTTATAAAGGTACAAAAGGTGCTACAACAATTAAAAAAGAATCTAATACTTCTGTTCCTAATGTAGTCACAACTCATAAAGGTAAAAAAGGAGTTACCACTAAAACTAGTAATGATTTATGGAAAGGTCCTGATATTACTCATCAAGGTAAAAAAGGTATTACAACTAAAGAAAATAATACTAGTATTTCACACACTAGCAAAAAAGGTACAACACAAACTTTTAAAGGAATAAGTACTTCTTATTCAAATAAAAAAGGTTATACAAATGTTGTTAAAGATAAAGATGGTTCTAAAAAAGTAACATACATAAGTAAAGCAAAACCTAACACCGGTGTTTTTAGTAAAACAATAAAACCTAAAAAATAAATAGTTATGGCAAAGTGTATGAAATGTGGTGGAGCTAAGATGCAATCTGGTGGCTCTACAATGAAAACAACAGTAGGATCTGCTAAACCAAAAGCATTAATGTTTGGTATTCCTAATGGTGGTTCTACGGGACCTAATAAACAAGGGATTGATACAATGAAAAAAGGTGGTTCTAAAGTAACTGCTGTTAAACATTCATGCCCTCCAGGTACAGTTAGATCTGCTACAGGTGGATGTGTATCTGAAAGACCAAGCTTTAAAAAAGGTGGTTCTACATTTGGTATGCTATCTGTTAAAGCTGGTGTAGATAAAAATCCTAAAGCTACTGCTGCTGATAGAATTGCTGGTGCAAAAATGAGCAAGAAAAAGATGGGTGGTGCTACTAAAAAGAAGTGTTAATAATGGCTGAGAAGAAAGATAAGAATTGGATACAAAAAGCAGTTAACCCTAAACATAAGGGTTACTGCACTCCAATGTCTAAACCTACTTGTACACCAAAGAGAAAAGCTTTGGCTAAGACATTTAAAGCAATGGCTAAAAAGAAATAATTATGGCAAAGAAAAAAGAACTTCCAAAAGCAATGATGGGTAAAATTATTAAACCTATGGTTCGTGCTGTAGCAGCAACTGGTAGAGTTGCTGGTAAATCAACTGTTAGAGGTGCTAAGGCATTTGGTAAATCTGCTACTAATACTAGTGTAAAAGATTTCTTAAAGGGTAGTGATATTAAAGCTGGTGTAAAAGGTTTTGCTAGAGGTGTGAAATCTGGAATAAAAACTGAAAAGGCTAAAGCTGCTGAAAGAGTAGTTGCTGAAAAAGCTAAAGTTGATAAAGCTAAGTTAGTGTCAGAAGAGAAAAGATTGATGGATGATTTAAATGCACAAAAAACAAATAAAACAACTTCTGGTAAAAAACCAATGAGTCCTCAAATGAAAAAAAGAATTAAACAAGCAGTGGTTATTGGTACAGTTGCGGCAGCTGCAGGAATTAAATATGCCAACCGCCCAAGAAGAACTTTAAATGACTAGTAATGTTAAATAGCACTATTGAAATAAAAGTAAAACAGCGTCTTAACAAATTAGATTCTCAAGACTATGACAACATTCAATGTTGGCAAATAGTTGAGGCATTTAATAAAGCTCAGGTAGAATGGGTGAGAAGACAGCTGCATGGAACTAATGCTTTTAAAGAAGGAGATGAATCTAGTAACAGAAGAAAAGATGATCTTCAAAGATTACTTGTATCTGAAAACTTATCTTTAGGAAAAAGAGATTTGTATTATACATCTTCTTTACCAGGTGATTACTTAGCTTGGAAAAGAGTAGATGTATATGCTAATAAAGAATGCTGCGATAAGAGAAAGATGGTAGTATATCTAGCAGAGGAAGATGATTTGAGTTTACTTTTAAGAGACAAGGCTAAAGAACCAAGTTTTGAGTGGGGAGAAACATTTGCTACTCTAATGGATAATGGTGTTAAAATATACACCAATGATAAATTTGATATACCTAATGCATCACTGACTTATTATAGACAGCCTGTGAGGGTTCAGTTTTTAAACTGCTCAGACCCATACACCGGAGCTGCTTCTACAGCAGATGTATTATGTGAATTCAAAGATGATATTATAGAACTAATAATAGATGATGCAGTAAGTATACTAGCAGGAGATATTGAATCAACAAATCAATATACTAGAAACTCACAATCATCAGAAAGAAATAACTAATAGATATGCAAAGAATGTTAAAGAGACCAGGTGCAACTAAAGCAAGTAGTGAATATGCTACTGCTCCAGCTAATGGTAATGTAGAATCCCTTACAGCAGCTTGTGTAAGTGAATTAATGAATGCTGCAACAAGTTTCCACAAGTTACATTTAAAAGTAACTGGTACAGGATCATATGCTGCACACAAAGCTCTTAATGATTTATATGATGCTTTACCTGGACATGCTGATGATTTAGCAGAAGGTTTCCAAGGTGCTAGTGAAAAACTATTATCTTATGGAGAAGCTGCTCCTAGAAAACTAGATACTGTTGCTGACGGTATTGATTATTTAAAAGATATGTGTGATATGGTATGTAAGTTGCAAGACAAAATGCCTTACTCAGAAATTGTAAATGATCTTGACACAATCAAATCAACTATGAATTCTGCAAAATATAAATTACTTTTCTTAAAATAATTTTGATATTATAAAAACTTTTACTATATTATAAATAGTGTTATTTATTAATTAAAACAAAAAACAATGAGTTATTTTAATCATGCATTTCAAAAATCCTTTGTAGGAGTTAATGCTCTAGCTCCAATGGGGCAAGGTTACACCGCGTTAAATCAAGGTGTATTAGGAACTAAAGGAAACATTTTAGCAGCTGGACAGTATGCTTTTGTTAATCCTAAAACTTGGTTAGTTCAACCAACTACATTTTCTGGTACTGGATGTTGCCCATTAATTTTGGCTTCTGGTTCATTATTTTCAAAAGATAAAATTGGACCTTTCCATGGTGGATATTTAGAGTCTAATAAATCTAAAGAAATTAATCCAAAATATGTAAGCAAATTTTATTTTGCTCCTTCTTGTCCAGCATCTCAAAATGTTATCCATGTTGGATATACTCCATTTACAGATGATCAAGTGTTAACACTTACAATCAGTGCTGCTGGTGCAAACATTACAGATGGTGTTTACAATGAAGTTGAATTTTCTGGTGGTTCAGGTTCTGGATTTATTGCTAAAGTTACTGTTGTTGGCGGTGTAGCTACTGTAGTAGAAATTGTTAATGGTGGTACAGGTTATGCAGTAAGTGATTCATTAACTTCTATTGCTGGTCAATTATTATCTAACGGATCTCCTGTTACAGAAGTTCAGTTAAGTGTTGCTACAGCTGGTGCTAAACAAGGTTGTGAAAAAGAATTTTTATGTGGTGAAACTTATAACTTACGTTTAGATATTAAAGGTTCTCCAGCATTAAGATTTTTAAATCACAATGCTTACTTAACATTAACTGCTTACACAGGATGTTGTCCAGCTGGATCAATTTCTCCAGTAGCAGTTGATTCAACTGAAGTATTTATCAAATGGGCACAACAAATTGTTGACTCTCCATTGATTTCTCCATTTGTTTATCCTGTAGTTTCTGCTGAAAATAAATCATTATGGTACAAACCAGGAACTGATACATCTGCATTAACTCCTCCAACGGGTTACACAATTGGTGGTACTTGGGATCATTATGTATCTCCAGGACATTCAAATGGTGATTACGCAGGTATGACATTATTTGGTGCTTATGTAGATACTAAATTTGGTGATTGTACATTCCAAGTTTCTGACTTCTATGAAAAAGAACCAGTAAGATTATATGCTTCTGAGGTTGACTTAAATGGTGATCCATGTGACTTCCAAGGATTGTGTGTAGTTACTGAGTGTCAAGGAAGACAAGCTAATGGTTTAGGTGAAACTGTATTGAGAGATGTAATTCTTTCAGAAAGATACAGACAAAACTTCTTCCATTCTGACTTCCGTATCCGTGAGATTACTCAAGGAAACCAAATGTTAAATGTTATTGATAGAGATTTGTCTTACAACAGATTTTATATCCAACATCATGTTCCACGTTTCAACAATGCATCTAGTACTTTTGACAATGATCAATACTTATTAGAAGTTATTGTTGCATCTGATGTAACTCCAACAGATGGTGCACAAGGACAAGCTTTTACTAACTTTGTTGAAAACTGGTTAAATGCTTGTGGAAATAACTGTGATGGTTTAGAAACATTTGAATGTGGTTCAGACTGTACTCCAGTTATAGATATTCCTGAGACAATCTAATAGAAAAAAATAATAACTTTAAAAGGAGAGTGAGAGTTTCAAACTCTTCTCTCCTTTTTTATTTTAAGGAATTATGGCAAATCATATATTAAGTTTAGATATACCTACGGTAACAAATACCTGTGTAATGAAGATCTTTGATACTAGTGTGTATCAAACTGAATCTCCTAATATTCCTATTGTATGTCCTACACTGACTATTACTGTACCAGGTTTTAGTACCTCAGTAGAAATTATTGGACAAAAGATGTTAGATTTTGTTGAGACAGGTCATATTAATTTAACGGCTTGTGATCTTGGATTACAAACTCAAAACTGTGGAACAGACTTTGTTAATATACCAGATGGTATTTATGCAATTAAGTACAGTGTTTCACCAAACAATTTAGTTTTTGCTGAGTATAATTATTTAAGAATTTCTCAAGCATTAAATAAATATTACAAAGTATTATGTAATATTGATCTGGCAGCATGTGATCCTCCAGCAAAGATTAAGGAGAAATTAGAGAAGCTAAGATTGATAAAAATGTATTTAGAATCTGCTAAGTCAAAAGTAGAATTTTGTCATGAAGCTCAAAAAGGAATGAGTTTATATAACTACGCATTAAAACTTTTGAATAAATTTGAATGTAATAATTGTTAAACTTTTAAAAAACCAACAAAATGAATTGTAATAATTGTAATGCAAGAATGTCTTGCGGATGTCAAAAAAGAAGAGCTAGTGATGGAACATCTTGTTGCTCAAGTTGTTTAGCCTTTTATGAAAAAAAATTACAGGCAGAAAAAGAAATAAAAACTATCAATGCGCCAAATAATACTTTGGGTGCTGATAGATACACATCAAATAAATAAATAAAAAAATGGCAGGATTATCACCACCAGAAGTTGAATATTTAGATTGCATGGGTCGTGTAATAAATGTTACACCAAACCCTGTTATTCCAAATACACCTGTTACAGGAACAGTTACTATTCCTTACACGGGTGGTAATGGTCAAACGTATTCTTCAGATGTAATAAATTCAACATATAATACAGGTTTAATAGCAACACTAGTACCGGGTGTTTTATCTAATGGTACAGGAGGAACTATTGTATTTAATATAAGCGGACAAGTTGCAACTAGTGGAACAACTGCAGTATTTAGTTTTTCATTTGGGGGGCAGTTTTGTGATTTTGGAATTCAAGTTCCTGAATATTATCCTCAAGGTAATCAGTGGTATGTATTGTATCCTTGTTATAACAATGATTCAGATTTAAAAGTTTTATTTTCAAAAGCTACAGCATTAGCTGATCATGTAAATGAAAGTAGATATTTACACTGGGGTGAATGTTTAAATCTACCACCTGATTTTTATGAACCTTGTGGATGTTATAAAATTAAGAAATGGACAGGACCTACACCAACAAAAAACTTATATCCAAACATAAATGAGAATAATATTGACATTAGTGATAACTGTAATGATTGTAATTCATATTGTTTAAGTGTTGATGGTTCAGGTACTGTGTCTTATATATCTAGTGAAGATCAACAGGTAACAACAAATCTTCCGGCATTAATTTGTACTAAAACTGCATTATTCACACCATCAACAGCTTCTCCTACAGTAATAGAATTATCTGAATGTAGTTCTTCTGAAGATTGTCAAATTGAATGTTATAAATTAACCAATTGTAAAACTGGTCAAATTATACATAGTAATAGTAAACCACTATTTGCTCCATTTGCAGGAAGTGAAATTGTAGAACTCTATGAATATGAAGGTTGCTGGAGTGTTGAAATGGGAGATGATTGTGAATGTCTAGTAGATGTAACAATTAAAAATTCATATGTAGATTGTATTACTTGTTTACCTATTGTAGCTTACAGATTAGTAAACTGTGAAGATGAGAATCAAGTAAAATATACAGAACAAGATTTATTAATTTATGTTGATAAAGTTGTTACACTTGATTGTGGTGATTGTTGGACTGTAGAGCAAATAGATTTTAAACCACCTTCAGTACAAAATATAGTTATAACATATACTTATGATACATGTATAGAATGTTCTAGAGCATATTGGATATTATATGATTGTGCAGGTGAATTAGAACCAATTACTACATATACAGATTTATCTGAAAGTTATGCTTTAAATAATATTTTAAGACTTGTAGGTTATCCAAGCTGTTGGTCAATTCAAACATCACCTACACCAGATTTTGAAAATGCTTTAGATATTGTAGTAGCAAAACAATTTGAAGAATGTGCTGATTGTTTAGCAGCAACAGTATGTAAGTGTACTAGAGTAACTTCTTTATTAACTACAGAAGATGCTAGTTTTACATATATAGATTGTTTTGATAACTTACACACTATTACTTTAGGAGCAGGTGAATCTTCAGCAAAGTTTTGCTCAAGTAGATTTACAAATATTTCATCAACTGACTTTAAAGTAAAATATACTGGTGAATGTGTTGATGATCCAAACACTACAAATAATAAAACTTGTCCTGTTGATATAAAGGGTAGATTAATCAGACCAGGTTATAAAGCTCCTGTAGCTAATGCAGATAAATTTGAAAGAGTAACTTGTGAAACAGCTGAAGTATTATACAAACAAGTATTACAACAAAGATATGGTATAAGCAATTGTTGTCCAGAAGATGATGAAAATTTAATTCTTAAAAAAGAAGTCATTGATTTAGAAGCTTTAAATGATCCAGATTTTGATTGTCCCTTACCATCTGCTTGTTGTGCACCTTCACAATGTAGCTGTGGAAATTGCATAAGTTAATAATATTTTGTATATTAAAATAAGAAGTAAAGATATGAAACCACTTAATTTAGATAGTAGCCCTTGTAGTCCGGTATCAAGTAACTGTGTTATTTGGCAAGGACCAAATATTCCTTGTATAAAATTATGTACAGGAGATACAATTACTGATGTAGTACATGCATTAGCTACACAATTATGTAATATAGTTGATGAAACTAATATTTCTACATTAGACTTATCTTGTTTGAATATTGGAACAGGTAGACCAAGTAATATTAATCAGTTACTTCAAATCTTAATTGACAAAATATGTGAATTAAATAATGTTACTCCTACAACACCAAAGCGTGGTTCATGTCCTACAGATTGTATTGTACCAGTAGCAGCATGTTTACAAACAGGAGGTCAAACAACAATGAAGTTGTTGGATTATGTACAATTAATTGGTAATACTATTTGTTCACTTTTAGATAGTATTACTACAATAAATAATTCAATTACAGATTTAACTGTAAGAGTAACAGAGTTAGAATCAATACCTCCTACACCTCCTTACATACTTCCTGAAGTTGCACCAGATTGTAATTTATCAGCAAATGTTAGGGCGCAAGTTAGGTATCCAATAAATATTGTTCTTGAAGCATTAATAAATGATGACTTTAATGGTTATTGTGCATTACTTTCAACAACAGGTTTACCAGGAGATATTGAAACAGCTTATACTTCTCAAACTGTAGATGGTACAAATTCTTCATTATCTGACTGTAATGTAACATTAAATCAATTATTTTCTGCAACTTGGATAAATAACCCAAGTAATTTAAGTGAAAGTTTTATTGACTTATGGTTAACTGTTCAAGATCTTAGAAATGCGTATAAAACATATTTAGTTACAGCTGAGGATTCTACAATGGTTGTTACAACAGAAACAACTACTACTTCATGTGGACCTCAAGTTAATTTTAAAATTAAATCTAACATCCCAGCTGGAAAATCTGGTAGAGGTATTGCTGTGTTTTCACAAACTACAGAACCTACAGCAACAGATTTTAATACTCAGTATGCAAATAAAGAAGGATTTACTGTTAACTTTATACCAGGAAATAATCAAATTAAACCTGGTGATATTTGGATTGAACCTTGTAGTAGATCATAAATAAAATAAAAAATGGGAAGATATAAAGTATTTAAAGGTACAGAATGGGTTGACATATGTGACTGCCAAGTTAATATAAGAAATGCAAATAATGACTGGCAATTATTAGACCCTAGAAACTGTCCTACAAGGTATTGGACAGGTACTGAATGGTGTGATATTACATGTGGTTGTGTTTGTGCAAGTGGTTACATATTGAATCCTTCAACAGGTGAGTGTGAACAAAAAGCAACAATACCTGCTACAATAACAGGAGGTGTTACTTATCCTATTATTGGAGGATATAGAACTATATATTATTCACGTTATGGTGCTGCATTATATCCTAATATAACAAATATGACACTTCCTGTACAAGGTGTGCAAGTAGGTGGTGGTTCATATACACTTTATCAAAGTCCTTATCCAGGTTCAATATTAACTAAGACTTTATCTGTTGCTGGTAACCAAATATTTGATCCAAGTAATACAATTACTAAAGGTAGATTAAATATATCAAGTATTTGGGGAAACGGTTATGGTGTAGGTATATGGCTCACTGTAAGATTTTGTGTTAATATTTCTACAACTAAAACATATATTTTTGCTATTGCTGCAGATAATCAAGTAAAAGCTAATATAACATCAACTACATTTAGAGGAGGTGTGACTAACTTTAATCTTGTAAATCTTTGGGCAGGTTATTCACCAAATGTTACTAACTCGTCTGTTTCAGGACCGTTTGATTATTGGCATATGTTTCCTATTGATTTACCTGCAGGGGATCACGTATTTGAATTATCTGGATATAATATAGTAGACCAATATGCTTTTGGAGGTGAAATTTATGATATATCTGTTAATGATTTACAAACTTTAATGGCATCTACAACAGCAACACCTGCTGACTTTGATCCGTATGTTATATTTTCAACAAAAGATTTAGTTCAAACTCCTCCGTTAGTGTTACCTGGTCCTAATCAACCAGGTCTTACATATAGTTGCCCAACAGGTTATACTTTTACAGATTGTGAGGGAGCACCTAAATGTACTATTGATAATCATTATCCATGCGAGGGTGTACTAAAATGTTCAAGTGGTAGTTTAACGGGTTCAGGTGGAGCTGGTATTTATAAGGTACCTTTACTTGTAGCAGCAAATGTATGTGATGTACAAATTACATTTAGTGTACGTAGTGTTCCTGATTCATTAGCAATAATGGATTTTAATGAAACTATCTACTATGCACAAACTGGTTATTTTGGTAGTGTTAATTTTATACCACCTACAGGTTCTTATACTTTTGGTCCTACACTATCACAAAAAATTTATACTTATAGTCCAGGATCTTATGGTAACTTTATAGTAGATACAACGGCTCCAGATCAAACATTAGAAATAATAGCACAACAGTTTCCTGTTACAAATACTGATCCTGATAAAATACCACTTGCATGGGATCCTGCTATTCCAAATCAAACTGCAAGAACTATAACATGGAATAAAGGTGTTACAGCTAGTGATGTTTTAGTAATGATCAGAATTGTAGGTCATCCAACTGAGGATACAGCTTGGGATATACAAACATTAACTTGTGTAAATTGTTAACATAATAATTAAAAAAATGAAAAATAACTGTCAAGACTGCGGTTGTGATGATACACTTCCAATAGGACCTTGTTTAGATCCTACAGGATGTCCTGAGCCTGATAAATGTGATAACACATTTGACTTAGGTTGCATTACTTATACAGGAGAACCATTAACATGTGGTGGTCAGACATTATTAGATACTAATGATTCTCTTGAAACAGGATTACTTAATATTACAGATAAAATTTGTGATAGTCTAGATACAAGTGTTGCATTTTTTGATGTTACATTTACTCAACCACAAGCATTAAGATTAGTAGCAAATGTTTCAGGTGGTGTTGCGCCTTATACATATCAGTGGACTGCAGAAAAAAGCAATGTTCCTACAGGACTGATTATATCAGGATCAACAAATACAAGCATATTAAACTTTACATCACCTAATCAAAATTTATCTAAAGGTTCAAGACTTTCTGTTCAAACTATAAATACAAATAAACCATGGATGTATAGACACGCCTTTATACATTTAAAATTAAAAATTACTGATAGCACAAATAAAACTAGTTATAAAAATTATGTATATTATACATTACAACCACAAACTGATTTTAGACAGTAAATAAAAAAATTAATTAATAACTTTATAAAGTAAATATTATATACTATGCCGGCTTGCAAAAATTGTGGTGGAAGTAACAATAAAGTAGTTTATAACTACACACCTAAGATACATACTATATGTCCTTCACCTGCTGGTTGTCCTGATGACAACAAGTGTTCGGAAATATTAGATGCTGCTTGTGTTCAATATACAGGAAATGATATTATTAAATGTTCTACAGAAGATGTTGTTATTCAATATGATTCTGCAGAAGAAGCTTTTGTAAAAATAATAGATTTACTTTGTGAAAAGTTACCTCAACCTATATCATCTTTGTTTGCTGATATTGTAGAAGAAACTGATGAAAACGGATTCCCTAAATTAAGTGCTATTGCTGTTAATGGAGTAGGTCCATACACATATGAATGGAAATTAAAAAATGATAAACTTGCTCCACATTACATAGAAGGAAGTAATACACAAGTTTCATTAAGATTAAACTGTTTAGGTGAAAATGGTTTTAATGTAAATTTTCCTGAAGATACAGAAGATCCTTTATACAATATAAAGGTATCAAATGTATATTTAAAAATTACTGATGCAACAAATGCTACTGCATTTACACATTATGATTATATCTATAACTGTTACTTACCAGTGGCTAATGATCCTATAGAACAAGAATACATAGGTTCAGAAAAAATGTACTTTTGGGAGTATGCGGATCATCCTATAGTAATGACATTTGTATTTCAAGATGATATAACTGAACTACCAACATGTGAATCAGTTAAAACTTTTAATTGTGATGGAGACTATGCTACTGAATACAGAGAAAAAAGAGATCAGCTTTTAAAAGACATGAATGAAAATGCTTTGAGTTATGGTGCTGGTGATCGAAATATATTCCCTCCTTATTTTAGATCTTTAGACTATAGTATTTGGGAAAGAGATGGAATGGGTACACAAGTATATGCAGGTTTACAACATATTGGTAAAATAATAAATGTACAAAAAGGTTGTCCAACATGTTCTTTTTCTTATTATTGGAATAGACCTATGCCAAGTTATAATAATAAATCAATGGCAGAAAGATACCCGGAAAGTGAATATCCGTGTACATCTTTAAATTCTTATCCTAAGCTTTATCAAACTATAGAAGAATATCCTCCAGGTCAATGGGGTGATATTTTAAAACTTGCGTTTGGTACTGAACCTGGTCCTGACTATATGTGGGATCCAATTGATAATGTTTGGAGTATAACTTTATATGAAGAAGGTGTTGCAGATATACATACAACTATGCGCGCTAAGAGAGATGCCTGGTTAAAATCTCTTAATGAAATGTGTTTAGCACAAACACCTTTTACACTAGCAAATGATTATATAGGATTGCATTTATATAAATATGCACAAATGAAACCTTATTATATAAATTAAATATTATGAGCTTATTAAAAAATATTGATATTTGGAAAGGTATTATACCTAGAGTATGCAATTTTGATCTTGAGGATTATTGTCTTATTGGTCTTGTTGGTAATAATACTACAGGTATGAATGGTGTACAACCTGATAATTCTTTTTTTCCAGACGGTCTATTTACTTCAGCAAGAGCTACAGCAGATGCTTATATAAAAGCTGTTAATGAATTTATTTTAGCTACTATGTCTCATTACACAGATGGCGAAGATGATGATGGTAATCCTTATCCAACTTGTGTAACAGAAGCTGAATGGAATGCTATGTGGAATTTAATAAATGGTCCAGATGGACCTAATATAAAATTTAAAGAAATGGATATTAAAAGATCATTGTTTTTTAATTCCTTAATGCCTAATTCTTTTAAAAGAACTGATGTTGATAATACCAGGCGTATAATCTATTATGTTAGACCTTATGAAGGTCCAAATGATAATGTACTAATTCCTTATAGTATTGATTACAGTACTTTATTATATCCTACACAACAAGCATATCTTGAGTGTACTAAAGCAGTAAGAGATTTAAATCAGTCAGTAAAAAGAATAATGAAGGCACTTAACAATGATTCATTTCCATTAAACCAACCTTAATATTTATGGCACGTTGTAATTTATGTAATCAAAATAATAATCCTATAGTAACACCTCCTGTAGATTGTCCTACACCTATTAGGTGTGATGAGATAATGGATGCTTTGTGTGTATTATACACAGGAGACAAAATTAATCTTTGCCTTACTAATGAAGTTGTTATAAATAGATTAGACAACTTATCTGAAATACTACAAATATTAGTAGATAAAATATGTTCTTTAGAGCAAAAAAGTTTTGTGACTGTTGAGATAATGCATAATAATTCAGGAGCACCCTTTCCTACCTTGGTATCTCAAGTAACCGGAGGAGTAGGTCCTTACACATATCAGTGGAGAGCTGCTAATAATATAGGTTTTTCAGATAATGCTTTTATTAGTTCATCAACTGTAATGGGTGGTCATAGAGTAATAGGTTCTAAAACTAATCCTTCTATAAATTTAGATTCTATAAACATTATGGGTATTGAGTCTAAATATTTTATGGATAACATAAAGCACTCATATGTAGAACTTATTGTTACTGACTCATTAGGTAATAAAGGAAATGCATATTACAATTATACTTCATCTTGTTATGAAACAGTACCTGTAGCATCAACACCAAGACCTGCATTTTTAGGGGATAATCTTAGAACTAATACAGGTTATCCTGGAGCAACATGGAAATTTCCAACACTAGATTTTTGTGATCTTTATAGTAATATGACAACATGTGATGATCTTAAAAATCTTTATTGTGTACCAGGTTATGAATGGGGATCGGATGTTGATACTCTATACAGAGGTGAGTATAATACATATCTACTGAGTTTAGATCAAAATTTTGGAGCAAGTCGCACTGGTACACCTGTTTCACAATTAATAGATTTAGAACCGCAAATAGATTCAATAAAGAATTTAACAAGCTTATTGGGTTTTAGACCGGATGGTTTCATGACATTTTCAAATTTAGAATCTTGTCCTCAATGTAGTAAAGAAGCATGGACTGTTATTACATATAATGGAGATACTCTATCTGAAATATTTCCTTCATTTACAAATCCCAATTGTGATTTTTATTGGATTGAACAAAGTGATGTGTTTCCTACTGTAGGTCAACCAGGACAACTTTTTAATAATACAAATTATCCAGGTGATACATATGCATGGAATCCTAGTGCAGATAGTTGGGATTTAGGTTTGGGTAGTTTGATTGTAGATAATTTTCTTTCTGATACAAATCAATTAGGTAATTTATTAACAAATGAATATAAAAGAAAGTTAAATGAATTTATGCAGGCTCATTTACCTTTAGTACAAGCTAATTTATACGCTCCTTTACACAGATGGAAATATGATGTTATAGACTATAATGCTTGTAATTGTGGTAGACAGTAATAAACTATAAAAAATTGAGCATAAAATTAAATTAAGAATTATGAGTTTTATAAAAAACATACAAGTTTGGAATAATCAAATACCTAGAGTGTGTAACTTTGATTATGAAGATTATACAACTTCCGGTTGGGTTGGTAACAATTGTAGAATCCGTACAGATCCTCAAGACAATTACAATAACTTATGTATAGAGGATACCGCTACTACAGCTAGAGCAACTAGAAATGCATATGTAAGAGCATTAGATGAGTTATTTGATTCTATATATGAATTTTATTTTAATCAAGAAAACACAACCTATGGTATTGCTCGTTCTGAAAATAATATTTGTATAACTCCTGCTAAAAGACAAGCTTTCTTAGATGCTTACTGGGGACCAACAGGCTTAAAGCAAAAACTTTGGGATGTACTTTTTATAAAACAACCGCAATTATTTAATGCTATGACTCCAGCATGCAGTAATGAGAAATATAATGGAATACAAGAACGAACTGAATCTTGGAGAAGTGCATATGATGAGCCAAGTAGTCCTGTGACATATGAAATTGATTTTACTAATTATCAGACTATGAACTATTACATATTAGATGAGTACCAGTTAGCTTTTAAAAACTTAATGCAAGACGTAAAAAATACTTTAATAAAATTAACTAATGCTCCTTTAACTATTAGTTAATCAAAATATTTAGTTAGTTGAAGTTTGTTGGTTTATTCTTACAACTACGGACAGACCCCTGCACTTGTAGGGGTTTTGTTTTATAGCTATATTTGCTAATATAACTAATTTTTACTATATTATTATGAGAGAGTTTAAGACACCTGATTTATCAGCACCGAGATATAGACCTGAAGTATTTCATCTCTTAGACAAAGAGTTCTTTGATGGATTTAAAAAGAAGTATCCTAGATATGCTAAGTATGAAAACAGCATGTTAAAGAATATTGCAAAGACATTCAATAGAACTGTATATAACATGGTGGTTGATACTAGAGATGGTGTTCAACTACCTGATCAAATTGGATGGCTTTTTGTAGGAACATGTCAACAAAGTAAGAAAAGAAATGTTGACTTCTCTAAATCCAGACAGTATGGTGTAGAAGTAAGTAATAATAATTTTGCTACGGATGGAAAGTTAGCAAAGATATTTTTTACAAACTATGCACTAAAACATAAAATGAAAAATAGAGAGTACTGGGGTTTTGTTGCTTGTAGAGATTTTAAAAGACTAGTTGCTAAATCATATCCGGAAAACTGGAATATGTACAGAGTAGTAGAGAACAATAAAAAAATCAAAAAACTATATCAACAAATATACTATGCAGGTAAGGAAGCCTTACTTACACAAAATGCTCTTAAAACATATAATGAATTTGAATTATGACAACAGTTGGTGAAGCAATATCAAGAATGAGAAACACTCTTAAAGCAGTTAAAGAAGATCCATTCTTAACTGATAGAGTAATTTATTATTCTCTTATAAAGTATGGTCAAACATTACTTAAAAGAGAAGACAACCAATATAGACTTATGAAAATAAGTTCTATATTTTCTGTATTACCTTTTGTTGAGCTTATTGATGTAGATAAGATAGAGGCTGGTTGTACTGGAGTATATTCTGGATGTTACTTTAAAAGAACTAAAACTAAGATCCCATCTATACTCAATGGTATAATGGGACCTATTATACGTACTGTATCTTCAATAGATGGTAGTGAAGTTATGTTTAGAACAAATCCTAGTACTTGGATTTCTATAACTAAATCTACTACTTTTAAGTATAATAAAAGAAAATACTTTTGGTTCTTAAACGGTTATTTATATCTACCAAATATAGATTGGGATGCTATCAGAATAGAGGCCATCTTTGATGGAGATATTACTGCTTACCAATGTGAACCAGAAGAACAGTGTAAACTTAAACAAGATCAACCATTTCCATTTCCGGATTATTTATTTTCAGAAATAGAACAGTTTGCTTTAAAAGAATTAACCATGATTGCTCAGATGCCAGTTGATGGAAGTGATGACAGTCAAAATATTTTAAGATAATGGATTTCAACTATACACTCCGCTACAGAACATTTGACCAATTAATGGAAGATGTTCAGATTGATCTTCCTAGCTTTGCTTTGGAGAATATGATTGAGCCACAACAGTTAATTAAACTAGCTAGAAAGATAAACTATGATCTTGGTCTTAGAATTAATCAAACTAAGGAAGTGGTACTAGACATATGTCATGGAAGAGTTAAGCTCCCAGATGACTTCTATGTGTGGAATTTTGGTATGTCTTGTCATGAAAGAACAGAGCATATTGGTTATGATGGTAAAGTTGGTGGAACTAATATACAAGAAGTACCATATGGTACAGTAAAGTATAAAGAGTTTCCTGGAGGTGTAGATAGTTGTGCTGTAGGAACGGTTAATTGCAGAACCTGTAATTCTAATCCTTGTAACCACACAGCAGCTTGTGGGTCTAATACACCTATTACAAATACAACTCCTGAGTATGATCCTGAGAATCCTTATGGAAATACATGTGTAGCCCCTAGAGTATTTATGAATTGTAAAGGAGAATCTTATGAGTTAATTCAAGTTGTACACTCAGGTCTTACAAGAAAATATAATGTGCTTGTTCAATTAAGAATGAAACCAAGTCAGAATATAGATTGTGAGTGTCCTAACTTATATCACAATGGTCCAGATGAAGGTTGGATTAAAGATGGATTTCTTTTTACTACTTTTCAAGATGGTCATGTGTATGTAAACTACCAAGGAGAACTACAAGATGAGAATGGAAATTTAATGGTTCCTGATCATCCAAGACTTAATGATTACTATGAGTATGCTTTCAAGAAAAGAATTCTTGAAAACTTATATTTAAATGGTGAGGATGTAGCTCAAAGACTACAGGTTATCCTACCAGAGTTAAAAGATGCTAGAGTGAATGCATTAAGTTTGGTTAATACTCCAAACTTTAAAGAACTAGAACAGGTATGGTGGACAAACAGAAGAGCTCAGTATTCTAAATACTATGATATGTTCAAAGCTCCTACTGTTGGAAACTACGCTAGATTGAATTATAATACTAAAGTTATTTAATATGGCCGACATGCAAGATACTTCCCAAAATATAACGGATAGTTTTATAAAGGGTCTAAATAAAGATTCAGATCCTTCTTATGTTACAGACGGTATGTGGACACATGCTGTCAATATGGTTAATAACTCTAAGACAGGTAAAGTAGGTTCTATATCAAATGAGGCTGCAAACTATTTATGTTTTAATACAGGTACATACATGCCTACTAATGTTACTGAAAAATTAGTAATAGGTACAGTATATCTTTTTTCAGATAAATGGATAATTTTTACCGCAGGGCATAATTTAAATGGTCAACCAATCAGCTCTGAAATAGGTTTGTTTCAAGAAGAAACATGTTCTTATAAGCCTATTGTTATTGATGCTTGTTTAAATTTTGATAAAAGATATTTAATATCTGGTGTATCAAGATTAAAAGAAGATTGTACTTGGCAAGTGTATTGGTCTGACGGATTAAATCCTGATAGATATTTAAACATTGGAGATCCTCAAACTTGGCCGGGAGCAGATTATTCTTATATTACATCTATTGGTGTAAGTGCAAATTACTACCAAGGACCAGGAGCAACTAAAATATTATGGCCAGGAGTACAATGGATAGAAAAATGTGATGTTGTTAATGATTGTAACATATGCGTAAATACAAACAAATTAGATTGTGAGCACATAAGATTAGCAAGATTAATGACTACTCCTTGTTTAAACTTAACAAGGGGTCAACAAGGAGGTACACTGGCTAACGGAACATATTTTGCTCTTATAGCATATACCATTAAGGGTCAGAAAGTAACTGATTACTTTGCACAAAGTAATTATCAGTTTATATATTCACCACAAGATCTTCAAGGATCTCTTACGTTAAATATATCAGCAGATAATAAAAACTTTGATGAGTTTCAATTAGTAATAGTAAAGTGTGTTAACCAACAAACTGTAGCACAGTTAATGGGTATCTATTCAACTAATACATCAACTATAAGTATTGATCAAATTGATAATGGAGGTAATATAACTATACCTCTTGAACAATTACCATTACAAACTCCAGTATTTGAAACTTCTGATCAAATGGCAGAGGTTAATAATTATTTACTTAGAGTTGGTCCAAGAAGTAAGTTTGATTTTAATTATCAACCTTTAGCTAACTTAATTAAAACTAAGTGGGCTTCTGTAGAATATCCTGGAGATTACTATATGAAAGGTGGTAATAAAACTAACTACATGAGAGATGAAGTATATTCATTTTTCATTAGATGGATCTATAACACAGGAGACAAAACATCAACATACCATATTCCAGGAAGACCTCCTAGAGATTTTATTGTTCCTAATGTAGGTACAAAAGTAGAAGATGAGGATTTAATTGGTAATGTTAATTCATTATATGCTGATGATAAAGTATTTGAAGTATATAATACAGCTAGAATAGATAACGCATCTACAGTTGTTGGTACTAAAACTGATGATGGAGGAGAAGTTATAGCAACAGGAGACATGGGTTATTGGCAATCAACTGAAAAGTATCCTGATAATAGACCTGATATATGGAACCCATCAGCTCACTGTTGGACAGGTCAAGGTGCAACTATTAATCCAGAAGAATTTGATTTATGTGGTAAACATGTTAGACATCATAAATTTCCTGAAGACTATACAACAGATAGTACTTCTGATAAAGTAACACACTTTAGAAGAAATGTTAATACTCAAGATAATGTTAATGATTATTTCATTAGATTAATGGGTGTATACTTTGAGAATATCACTTTACCAAAAGATAATGACGGTAATGATATACCAGGTATTGCAGGATATGAAATACTTAGAGGATCAAGAGAAGGTAATAAAACTATTGTTGCTAAAGGTTTGGTAAACAACTTTAGAACCTATCAAGTTCCTGGTTCAGGTAATATGAGTACAACCGGTCTTTACCCTAATTATCCGTTTAATACTATACAACCTTTAAGTAATACTTTAGGAACAAATGTGGCTGGATATAATGATCCATTTATTAAAGCTGGTATAAGTTCATTATATAATCAAACTGTACCAGAAGATATCTTTAGTTTCCATTCACCGGATACTATGATGACTACACCATTTTTATCCACTACAGAATTTAAAACATATGGTCCGTTATCAGGATATAGTATTCAAAATTTTAATACACCAACAGACCATCCTAAATTTAAATTACTATCTGATGTTGTAATCATACCTCTTGTATTAGCGGGTATTATTGAAGCTATCATATCCGCAATAGGTAAAAGAACTGATGTTTCACAAGGTCCTGCTTATCAAGATATGCATATTCCAGAAACTAAAACAGATGAAGAACTTAGTGGTTCTGGTGGTGGCGGTGGTGCTTATAGTAATTTTCAAACTAGTGGTACTGGAAACATTAATACATATATGTCTGATATTAAGATATCAGGTAATACTATAGAAACAGTAGATAAACAAGTTACAATACCTTCGGCTGTATCAACTACTATTGGTACTTTTGATGGTTTAGTTAGTGGTTATAAGAATACTATAGGAACACTGGCTGATGCCATAGTAGGTGGAGGCCAATTAGAAGCAATTTATACAAATGGTGCAAAAAGTAATATATCAAACAATGGTAGTGTTTATACAGGACGAAGTCTAACTACAGAATGGTCAAGATCAAGTTATTTACCAACAGCTCTAAGTGTTTTTGCAAATGCTGGTTCACTTGCTTATTATTTTTCAGAAGGTGTTAGAGTAATGTTAAATATAATATATGCTGTAACTAGCTATAAGCAATTTGCATTACAACAAAAAGCATATGGTTTTTATTCCAATATGGAAAAAAATCCAACTACAGATACTACTAGATTTAAAATGGAAGATGGATTTTATTTAAGAGATAATATTCAATCTGTATCTAGGTATCAAGATAACACAGGTGTTTATAGATCATATAACATTAATAATTTAAAAAGATCACCTAAAGTAGTTATAAGAACTAAGAATGGTGCAAATCAAAATAAAGGTCCGAAGTTATTAACAGGTGATAAATCTTTGACAACATTAGGAACTTTACTACAAGCACAATCTAGTTTTGGATCAGTATTACCACCTGGAACTAATTTACCAGATTTTAAATCAGATGTAAATAGAGCTTTTTCATTACCTATTCAAAGTCACTATGGTGCTATAAGAGGTAGAGTAAGAAACCAGTATGGTCAATTAGATTCTATTAAACAATTACCAGTAGGAACATGTGAGCAAAAGCTTTCTAATTATACAATTAACCCTGTTGACTTGGTTTGTAACTCTGTAAATATTCATAAAAAAGTTATTTATAGATCTCCTGTAATGTTTGGAGGTGATACTTATATAAACAGATACACTGAAAAAGATACAATGTGTTTCTTTTATGATTGGTTATATAATCAACCAGATGGTTTTGAGTATAATTATTTTTTAAGAAGTATGATTCCAAATCCAAGATTTAGATTGAATAGTACTTTATATGATTCAAGTGACTTAGCAAGTATATTTACAGATTTTGGAGGTTTTGTTTCAGGTGTTAATGCCGCACAAGGTACAGGTTATAAACCATCCCAATTTTATAATTTAGATTACTATGAAAATTCAAGCAAGAAATATAATTATAGTAATGATACAGCAGCTAACTATCCTGGATTTTTTGTATGTAAAGAATCATATTTTTATTTAGGTGTATCATCAATAAAAGACTTTTTTGTAGAGTCTGAAGTACTTGTAGATTTTAGAACACAACCTGAAGAAATAGCTAGAAAACATTATAATCCATATAACTTTACAGATTATAATGCTATGTTTGATACTAACCCAAATATATATGGGGTAAATAGTTACAATCAATATGACTATTCATTAAGTGTATCTAAGTTGTATAATCAATACTTCTCATTAGGTAGTATACAAAATAGATACTATGATCCTAATGTAGCTGACTTATGTTATACTTACTATCCTAATAGAATTATTTACTCATTGCCTCAACAAGATGAAGCAATAAAAGATAGCTGGTTTGTTTATTTAGTAAATAACTATAAAGCTTTTAAATCTCAAGTTAGTGGTGTTAAGTCAATAAACAAATCTGGTATTGTAATTACATTTAAGAATGATAGTCCTGTAATGTATCAGGGTGTAGATACTCTTCAAACTGAATTAGGTACTAAGGTTACTTTAGGTGACGGAGGTTTATTTAGTCAAGCACCACAGCAGTTAACTAATGCTGATAAAGCATATGAGTATGGTGCATCTCAAAATAGACTATCTGTAATATCTACACCGGTAGGTATATTTTACATGTCTCAAGCGGCTGGTAAAATATTCTCAATTGGTGAAGGTCTGCAAGAGATTTCTCAGCAAGGTATGAAATGGTGGTTCACTTTGTTCTTACCGTACAAATTATTACAAGATTTTCCATTGTATCCTTATCAAGATAATCCTGTAGCAGGTATTGGATGTCAAGCAGTATTTGATAATACTAATACCATTCTGTATTTCTGTAAGAAAGATTATCAACTTAAAGATGCCTACAAAGGAAAAGTAACTTATATCCCACTTAAAGGAGATAATACGGGTGATTACTTTATGATAAATGGTAACATAACTGCTAAGTTTAAATTAGGTGATCCAATGTTATTTAGAGATGCTTCTTGGACTGTAAGTTATGACCCTAAGAATCAGTTCTGGATTAGTTTCCATGACTGGCATCCAGATCTATTAATGCCTACAAAAGATGTATTTATATCTACAAAAGGTACTGGTGGATGGAGACATAATTGGATATGTGACAATTACTGTAATTACTATGGTGTAGATTATGCATGTGAAATAGATATTCCAATTGTAACAGGTCAAGCTGTTACTACTACAAGATCAATTGAATATATTCTTGAAGCTTATAGAAAAACTGATAACTGTGTGGATTCATATCAAGTATTAGATTATAATTTTGATACTGCCGTAGTATATAACTCAGAACAAGTATCAGGTTATTTAAATCTTAATATTTATCCTAAGAATGATCTTGTTCTAGCAAGACAGTTTCCAAGAGTTAGTCCTGCTACAGGAACTTCATTTGATATTTTATTTACAAAAGAAGAAAATAAATATAGATTTAGTCAGTTCTGGGATATAACTAATAATAGAGGTGAGTTTCCAATTGGTTCTCAATACCCTATTACTCAAAATCAATATATACCCGGAACTACAACTTTGATTGGTAATTATTCAAGTGAAAGCACATGGGTTACAGAACCTGATGGTTTCAGAAGAGTATTGAATCAAAATAATCTTGACTATTTAAAATCAGAATTTGAAAGAAAAAAATTCAGACATTACATGAGTTTTGTTAACTTCAAGAAAAATAAATCTGGTAAAACAAATATTATTTTGAAAATTAATAATAGTAAAAATGAAATTTCTCTAAGATAATGTATAATAAGAAAGCTCTATCTAAAGCTACAGCTGAGTTGGACAAAGCTAAAGCTCCTAAGAAACCTAAAGATATAATCACTGATCCAATGGGTCAGTGGAAATATCCTGGTTTACCTACTAGAATTCCTGGTAATGACATCACTATGCAAGGAGTAGGCTATCCTGTATTAGGTGTGGCTAATAATGGTCAGAGAAAGATAATGCTTCCGGGAGCAGACTACACTTTTCCTGGAGCAGAGTATGTAGATGAATATCCTCAAATGAGAAAAGGAGGAGAGAGAAAAAGAAGAAAGACTAAAAGCATATCTGGTACTAATAAGATCATGCAAAAAAATCCTTTGTTTAAAGATTATAAAAACAGAGTATATGATCCAAATGTAGATTACTTTCAAAAAGGTGGTGTAAAGGGTAACTGGAAAGTTAGAGAAGAACTTTATGATGGGGAAGATGAATACTTTAGAGCTAACCCACATGTAGGTGGTATGGCTGCTGAAGATGATACAGTTATTTTAAATCCTTATTCTAAATTATCTAAAGCTGAAAAAGATGCAATAATTAAAAATGAAAAAGCCAGGCTTACTATGAGAAATGGTTACGCTAGACCAGATTTCAATTTAACAGAAGAACAAGCAAAAGCATTTGAAAATTATTCACCAGACTTACAAGATCAAAAAGAGACTATTGTAGGAAGAATATTGTCAGGTGATCCTAGTCAAGGTAATGCTACTAAGCAACAAAGAGAATATGCTGAAGAACTACAAAGATTCATGGATATGCATAAGGACACTGTATTAACAAATACATCAGGTCCAAGAAACTTTCAAGATGGTGGTCCACAAAATAATACTTCTGAAGAAAGATTTAAAAAAAGATTAATGAAAAGATATCCTGGCATGCAGGGTGTTTATGGAACTGACGGTGAAAATTTAAGTATTATCAAAGACCCAAACTATAAGGCTTCAGATCATGGTTTTGGAAATATAGAATTTATGTTTCCTGGTCAAGATTCTGTAACTTATACTGATGATTATCAATATAAAAATCCTACACCAGATCAATATACTACTGTTTATAACCCTAAAGGTGCAAACAGAGGTGATGTATTTTTAGACATGATGCATGGAATGAGAGATGATGAAGAGTATCAAAAACTATTACAAAACTTTGGAGCTACTGTAAAAAAAGGAAGAGGACGAGATATGGATCATTGGTATAATGTAGAGGCTCAAGAAAATCCTAATTATGTAGAAGATGGTAGAGAAGTTTGGGATAACAATTATATTGATGGTATTTTAAGAGCTGAGTTAGCTAATAAAACTATAGGAAGAAGAGTAAAAGGAAATGACTATAAGTTAGAAAGAAGAGGGTCTACAGATGAAATAAAACAAGCTGCCAAAGACATAAAAAAATATCTAAAGACTCCACAAAAACCTAAACAATATGTAGGACCTGTTATTGAAAATAATGGTTTTATTACTCCTGAATATGAAGATGGTGGTTATATAGAAGCAGATCTTACAGATGATGAAATAGAAGAATACAGAAAAGGCGGTTACATAGTAGAAGACATATCTGTACCAGAACTTAATCAAGCTCAGAAAGGTGGGTCTAACACTACAGTTCACACTGATAAAAATGGTACTAAGACTACCAAGTATAGAGATTCTCATAATGTTGTTCATTATAAAGTTGAAACCAAAGATGGTAAAGTTTATAATAAACAAGACAAAAGTCTTTCAGTAGGACAAGCAGCAAATGATACAAGGACACCTACGGAAAGAGCAATTGAAATGCAGAATTTTTATAAAGCTCATCCTGGTTTACAACAAGATTATTTAAAACCTGGTACAGCTGCTTACATAGAAGCCCACGATGGACCAATGCAATCTGTAGATGACTTCTGGACATTACCTATAGGTATGACAAGTGCGGGAGTTAAAGGTACAGTTGGTTTAGCAAAAGGTTTAACTTCTCTTGGTCGTAATGCTCTTAAATCATCATTAGTTCAATCAGGTAAAGCTGGAACAAAAGCTTTACTTAATAAGTCTTTGGTTAAAAGTTTACCTGGTTCAAGTATTAATAATCTAGTAGCTTCAGGATTTGCTGGTACTGCATTAACTGATATAGTAACTGGTAAAGTTGCGGAACCTTGGAAAAAAGCTAATAAGTCTGGTAAAGGTTCTGACTATGCGGATGCTGTTGCTGAAAATATGTTTACAGCTTTAGATGCTTATCCTTTATATAATGCAGCAGGTAAAGGTCTTAAACAATTAGGTAAATATGCTAAAACTTTACCAGGGAAACTAAGTAAAACAAAAGCAAATTCAATACCAAAAAGAGCAACTAGTATAGGTTTAGATACGTACTCAGGAGATAGTTTTACACCAATACGTATTGGAGGTAAAAAATATAAACATGCTGGTCAAGAATGGTATAATGTTGATCCAGGAGATTATCCAGGAATGACTTGGGAAGAAACACAAAAACAAGGTTTACAAGATGCTGGTGAAAGTTTAAATTATTTGTTTAAAAAGAATCCTAATTATAGTAAAGAAATATTTGATAATGTAGGTGACTTTGATTATAAACAGTTTTCTGAAGGAGATGAAGCCTTGAAAAAATTAAAGTCTGCTATTACTTCAGAACCAATTATAGGTAAAGCTGATGTTTACAGTAATACTGAACTACAGAAAAAAATTCAAAACTATAAAAACTGGAGAAATGAAATAGATGAAATATATAAAGAATATAAAAAACTTGATCCTTCAGGTAATTCAAGTAATAGTGATTTACGTAATTTACATCCTCATTTGAAAAAAAGATGGGATGCTTTAAAAAATATTGATAAATCAATAACAGATAAGTTTATTACTAAAGAGCAAGAGAAACTTATACGTGAAAATTATCCTGAACTTATATCTACATTAGATACAAGAAATGATTTAAGTAGACATTCTCTTAAAATATTAGGAGAAGATAAGTTAAAAAAACCAATGCCACAAGAAGCAATTGATATTTTAAAATCACTGAATTTATACAAAAAACCTAATAAGAATTTGCTTAGGTTTGAACCAGGTAAAATGAATAAATTAGGAGGATTGGTTAAAGCTCAAAAAGGCGGTATAGTTTTAAAACTTACTTCTAAAGAAATTCAAGATTATATTAAACAAGGTTATATAGTTGAGGATGTTGAGTAAATTTTTAAAGTTTAAACAATAAATTTATTTTTAGTATATTAAATTATAATCTTTACAAATGGAAAGAAGAACAGTTAGAATTTACAAAGCTCCAAACGGACAAGGTGAATATATAAATAAGACAGGTCAATTTTTGAAGAAAGCACAAATGGGTGCTGAAACAAGAAGTGATGAAGTCATGCAGCAAAAACAATTAGAACCTATAATGCAGTTTGTAGCGGGAGCATTGGATAATGACATGGAGCCTGAAGAAATCATGAAGATATTGGTATCTAAAGGTCTTCCTAAAGAACTAGTATATTCAGTTATATCAAATGTAATGCAAGAGCGTGAGGCTCCAGTAGAAGAGGAAGAAGAAAGTAAGAAAGAACAACCTGCTGAAGAATCTAAAATTGGACAATCAGAGTTTCAACCTATTGGTGAAGAAGAAGCTCCTGTAGAAGAAGATCAGGGAATGGATTATTATAATTCATATGCTGATGAACCAGAACCAACAATTGAAGAAGAGTATCAAGATGGTGGACCAATTCTTTCTTATGGTGATTTAGAAAATAACCAAGAAGAAGAATCTATTGATATGTCTCCGGAGTTAGTTCAGAAATTAACTTCACTTAAAGATTTTATAGACAAAGCTCCTTCAAATGATTTTGAAGGTTTTGATAAAGATATTAGTGAATATGAAGGTAATTATACACCGGTTGAATGGGATGTATTAGGAGATGGTTATGGTTACTATAAAAAAGGAGGTTCTAAAAAGAACTTTACAAAGAATGTACTAGCTCTTATTAAAAAACAAGAAGGTGGTGATAACCAAGACATTGCTCAAGGTAATAAAAAAGATACTTTAACAAATGAAGTTTCTAAAATTAAATCTTCATTCACTGACAAATTAAAAGAAGTATCAAATAAAGCTGCTATAGATTCTATCTATGAAAAGATGATGAAGTCTAATGATCCTGAGTTAATGCAATCTGCACAAGAACTTGCTCAAAACAGACAGAAGTCAAGTCAAATGGGAAGCTTTGAACCTGTAGCACAACAAGGTGGTTATGTAGGAGAAGAGCAACCTGACATGTTTAGTCAAGGTGGTTTTGATATGCCTGAAGCACAAAAAGGAGGAATGCAAAAACTTGGTGACTTCTTATTAGGAGAAAAATATACTACAGCTAATAATCCATATACTGTTAAGACTGGTGCTTTGTATAAAGATCCTTTGACAGGTTTAACTCCTGTAGCAAGAACTGTACATAAGAGAGGTATATTAGGAAGACCTAAAAAATATACTGATTATTATACTAAATCAAGTAAAGTTGATCAAGACTTTATAAATAATTTTTCTGAAGGTAAACCTAAAGCAAATACTAAAAAGTCTGAAGATATAAAAGTTGATTCAAAAAAACGTGAGTATAATATACCTGATGAGCAATATGAAAAATTGTCTAGAAGAGATAAAAGACAAGAAAGAAAGTGGGCTAAGTTAGAAAATGAAACAAAAGAATTTAACAAAGGTGTTAATTTTGTTAATGTTGATGAGGAAGAGAGAAAGCAAAAAGAAAAAGAACTTAAAGCAGCAATGAAAGATGCTGCCGCATGGTCTACTAAAATTGGTATGGATACTCCAGAATGGTGGGATAATGGAACTACTGAAGCTGCATTACCAGAAGGACTTTCTCCAGAAGATATTGAATACCTTGATGCTCAAGATATTGAACTTGAAAAAGCTAATATGATTCCTATTATGGAAAGGCAAAAAGCAGCTAAAAATAGATTGAAATTATACAATCAAGATAAATCAGATGAAATCTATGCTGCTAAAATTAGAGATAATGCATATAAGCAATTTAGTAATGCAGGAGATTTTAGACCTGATCTTTCTAAATTTATACAAAACCCTGAAGATATTAAAAGACAAAAAGAAGAAGAGGAAGCAAGAAAACAAATGCAAGAAGAAGGTAGAGAAGCTGAGTATGAAAAAAGATACGGTGGTTTACCAAAAGCTCAAACTGGTCCAACAGTTAAGTCTGGAACAAGTGCTTTAAATCCCGCATCTGATCCTACTGCTAATTCAGGTAATTTAGCTGGTATGTTAAAACCACAAAATAATCCTAATTCATTTATGGGTGCGTCTGCTCCATTTATGAATCAAAATGCACCTGTTAATAAAGATGCTAAAGTTGATGCAATTCAAATGGATCCTAATCAAACTAAAGATCAAAAAATTACTTCTTTAGATTTTGGTAATCCTGATGAAGATAACTTAGTTGCTCAAGATGTAGAAACAAAAAGAAACTTTGATGGTACTAACTTTAATAATAAATTTAATGCTGCTGCTGATATGTTTACAGGCTTTATGGGTAGACTAGATTCTGCTAAGAAAGAAAAAGAAATGTATCAAAATAACTTTAATGCTGATAGTCTTTATGGTGTATCTACTAATAAAGACAAAGGAGATTATGTAGCTTATGGTCAACAAACAGGAATGTTTAGACCTAATGAAACAGGTCAAGAAACTATGGGTAGATTTGCATATGGTCAATACGGTGGTTACATGCAAGAGGGAGGATATACTGAGGGAGATGAAGTTGATATGACTGAAGAAGAACTAGCAGAATTTATTGCTAACGGAGGTGAAGTAGAATATTTATAATCTTAATAAGATGAAAGTAAGAATTAAAAAAGTACCGCAAGCTAGAACAGGATACCAAGTACAAGGTTCTTTAGCTAATGATGTGCCAGCTATGGGTGGTGCAGATTACAATACTTATATAGGTAAACCAAGTCTAAAAGCTAGTAAGTATATGACGGCTGTTCCTAGAGAAGAAGCTAATCTAGAAGCAGAAGGAGGAGAAACTGTATATGGTGATATCAATGGTGATGGAATGCCAGAACACAAAACTATCAAAGGTCCTAGACACTCTGGCGGTGGTGTTCCATTAAACTTACCTGATGACACTTTTATATACAGTGACTTCAGAGGTATGAACATTAAAGAACCTGAGTTCTTACAAATGTTTGGTAAAGGTGGTAAGGGTAACAAAAGTTATACCCCAGCTGCACTTGCTAAACAATATGATATTGAGAAGTACAGAAAGATTCTTCAAGATCCAGATTCAGATAAAATTGATAGAAAGACTGCGGAGTTGATGATTAAGAATTATCAAAATAAACTTGCTGCATTAGCGTTAGTACAAGAAGGTAAGAAAGGATTTCCTCAAGGTATGCCAGCTGTAGCAAAACCAATGACTGCAGAAAATCAATATACTGAAGATACATTTGTTGATCCTTCTGTAAAGCAATTTGCTTCTCAGATAGATGGTAAGTTGAAAGAAGCAGAACAAAATGAAAATACTGCAGAACAAGATCCGGATTTTGCTCAACAAGCTCAACAAGCTCAAGAGATGAATGAAGGACAACCTGTTGCTCAACCAGGAGAAATGGAACAACCGATGGCACAATACGGTATGGCTATGGGTGGATATGATCTACCTTTTGCACAATCAGGTATAGAATTAGGTCCTATTTATACACCAAAGTCTGATGATTACAATTATGACAGAAATCAACCTGGTATGCAAGAGTACCTTAAAACTATTCAAAGATATAATGAGTTAAGAGGTAAACCTGAATTTGTTCCTGTTGGAGAAGGACCATTAGATAAAAACCAGACGAGAGAGTATAGGAATTTAATATATGATATAAATGAACATTATGGTCATGGAACTGCGTATGATCCAGAAACTGGAGAACCTATACCTCATAAAAAACTTACACCAGAAGAACAATTAAAAATGTATAAACAAAATGTGGAAGATTGTCCTTGCATGAAAAAAGTAATTGTACAAGGAAAGTCTCAAAATAAATGTGTACCCTGTGAACAATTAGAAATGGCTCAGTATGGTATGTCCATGGGAGGTTATGATTTACCTTATGGTGATGATATGCCAGAAGCTGAATATGGTATGTCTATGGGTATTACTTCTAAGAACTATATGGGAAGACCTAAGTCTGCTATGTATGCTAGAGGTGGTGCTTTAAGAACATATCAAGGTGCTGAAGGTGCTAGTTCTACTGGTGCTGCCGGAGGTGCTCCTGCAGCTACAACAGATGATGGTACATTAGATGTTACAGGTTTAGATCCTGATGCATCTAATAAAAAATATCAAATATGGATGAAACACAATCCAGGTAAGGAACCTAAAATAATGTTAAATGGTAAACCTGCTAAATATGTACCACCTACAAAACCTACAGGTGACTTACCTTTGTCAGATTTAAAAGCAATAAATGAAATAGGCTATAAAATGTTAGAGAAAGAAATAACTAATCCTAATTCAAAAGTTAGAGCTACATTAATTGAAGAAGCTCAAGCAGCATATAAAGACCCTAAAACAGGTGGTAAAATTGGTATAAGTAAATACAGAAAAAATAGAGCTGTTCCAACTGGTGATGAAATTATAAATGGAATCTTAACTGGAAAGAAAAGAAATGATGCAATAAAAGAATCCGGTATGGATATGAGATATCTTAATAATGGTGCTACAGCTTTTGATACTTATGACGAATTAAAAAAGAGAGGTATTGTTACATCACAAGATGAATATGATAAAAAGAAAAAAGAATATGAATCTAAAGGTTGGGATAATAAAGATAAAATTGCAAAAACATTAAAAATTACTTTACCAACTCCCGATCAAACTTTGATAGAACAAACTGGTGCACATGGTATTGCTAGAATGCAAAATAATAAAGTTAAAGGTGCATATAATAAATGGGGAGATGATGATGCATATCAATTAGAAACTTTATTTGGTAGAGGAGATCATGATATACAAACTAATACTGGTGGTAATGATGAAACTGAAATGGCTGCCTTATATGGAGATAATTATAACACATTATCACCTATTGAAGGTTTTGCTGGTCAATCAACATTAGCACATGGGGCAAATCCAAATACAGCTCAAGGAAAGTTTGAAGCTGTACCTGAAGAAAAGAAAGAACAAGTTAATGCCGAACCATGTCCTTGTACAAGAGCTGACGGAAGTACTTATGAGCTTCCTAGAAATGCTGATGGTACTTGTCCTCCATGTGAAACAGAAGGTGAAGCAACAACTCCTCAAAAAACAGAACCTAAAATGTGGTTGCAAGATAAAATCAAAACAGCAGGTGCTTTTGGTGATTTAATGAGTGCTAAGAAATACACGCCTTGGGCTGCTAAGTATGATTTGAGAACACCAAAACCTACATTCATGGATCCAACAAGAGAACTTGCTGCTAATGCTGAACAAGCAAATATCCAAACTCAAGCTTTGGGTCAGTTTGCAGGTCCTCAAGCTTTGTCAGCTAGATCTTCTGGTGTAATGGGTGCAGCTAGTAAAAATGCGGCAGATGTATTAGCTAAATACAATAATGCAAATGTTAACATTGCTAACCAGTTTGAATCAAATATTGCTAACATTGAGAATCAGGAACAACAATTAAATACAGCTTCTCAACAAAAATTATATGATCAGAATACTATTTCTAATCAACAGTATGATAATACTAAGAGAGCATTAAGAAATAATTTAATGAATCAAACTACATCAGGTATAACAAACAAGATGAAAACAGATGCCTTAAATCAATTGTATCCACAATATCAAGTACATCCTGAAACAGGTGGGGGAGTTGATTATGATCCAACTAAAGCTAAACAAATTAAACATGAAATGTCTGGGGATAATGAGCAAGCATATTATGAAGAATGTTCTAAGCGTTATAAAGATGAAGCAACAATTCAAAAATGTGTGGATTCTAAAATGAAAAATGCTCCTTCAGGTGGAGGTAACTCTGGTAGAAATGCTTTTGATGCACATAATGCTAAAGAAGGAGGGTTTGTTTATGGTGATGTAACTTATCCATTTATACTATAAACTTATGACGTTTACAGAGAAATTAAAAATTTTATAGATTTACAATAGAAAAAATTAGCTATGGCAACATATATACAAGGTGTTACAGATTATATTCCTGATTTTCAACCATTTCAGCCGGATTATAATTTTTATTCAAATGTTTTGCAAGCAAAGCAAAATCAATATGATACAAATTATAAATCATTAAATAATTTATATGGACAATTGTACTATCAAGACGTTACTAGAGATGATAGTAACAAAATGAAAGATGGTTATCTTAAAAATATTGACTTTGAGTTAAAGAGAGTATCTGGATTAGATTTATCACTTGATCAAAATGTTGAACAAGCTAAACAAGTTTTTAGACCCATATATGAGAATAAGAACTTGATGAAAGATATGGCTCTTACAAAGAACTATATGAATGAAAGATCAAAAGCTACTTCTTTATTAACAAGTAAAAATAAAGAAGATAGAATGAGTTATTGGGATGAGGGTATTAAAGATATGGATTATAGATTAGAGGAATTTAAGAATGCTGATGCTTCTAAAGTTTTAAACTTTTCTAATATATCTTACACACCTTATGTAAATGCTACTAAACAATATCTTGACATGGCTAAAGAATACAATTTATCAGTTGATATTACTCAGCCTGATAAATCTGGTATGTATATGGTTAGACAAAAGAATGGTGATCTTATTATTCCAAGTTTACAAAAATTATTTCTTTCAGCATATGCTAATGATCCTGCTTTACAAAAAGTAAAAGCAACGGAAGCTTATGTAAAAAGAAAAGATGAAGCAAAAGCAAGAGCTCCAAAGTATAATAATAATGAGGTACTTGCTGAGAAAGAATACTTGAAAGAACAGTTTTTATTTTTAAAAGATTTTGCTAAACAAAAAACTGAACAATCTGAGGATGCTGTTACTACATCTAACAACAAAAAAAACAGTGTTGAAAGTGACATAAAAAGTGGAGATGTAAATCCATTTCAACCAGCATTCTTACAGAAGATAGCTCAAGCTATTGAAGTAGATGATATAGTATATCAACATAACAGAAATATAAGTGATGAGTTAATGTCAGGTGTTAAAACATATAATGGAGCAACTGATATTACAAGTGTAGAAGGTTTAGATTTAGATAATATTGAGTTAGCAAGACAGAAAGTAGATCTTTTACAAGCAAACTATATTGCTGAAAAAGAAATAATGGATGCTGCAGATAGTTATTCTAGAAATGGGATGATAATTGATTATAAGGTTAATCCAATTGGATTAGAGAATATGAGACATTCTAATAATCTTACAAGAGATGCTATCAACAATCAATATGCTAATCAAAGAGCTACTAATAAACTTGTTGCTGATAGACAAAATGTTGCTCTTAAATGGCAATTAGATAATGGTTATGCTGAAATAAATCCTGCTACGGGAGAAATTGTTCCAATAGAAACTACTCCTCAATATGAAGAAAAAGATGAAGTTGTTACAGCAAATGATGGTGTAAATCAGTTAAAACATAATAGAAAAGTATTATTTGAACAAGTTGATAAATTTGTTCCTGAATATGTAGACACTTGGATTAACACTATTAAAAATGGATTACAACTTGGTAGAATAAGTAAATCTGATTTACCTTACTTACTTGGACAAAATCAAGAATGGGGTCCTAAAATGTGGAATAAGATTATTACAGATTATGATGATCCAGATAAAAGACAAGAGCTAATTAAAGAACTTACTGTTAACCAGAAAATTTTTGATTACAGAGAAAGGATGGATAACTGGGCTCAAAAAAATAAAGGTCTTGATGTTGCTAACACTTATAATAAAAAAAGTACAACATCTGGATATAAGCTAGATAAAATGAAAACATTTTATGATGCTCATATGATGATCTTAAAAGAAAACAAAGGTAGAATTATTAATACTTTGAGTAGTGCTTTAAAAACTAAGGGTATCACTGATGATAAATTAAGATATACAATCATTAATGAATACATGGATAAATACATCACAGGTAAAATTTATGAGGATAGTGACTTTAATGACCATCTAGAAAATATATTTAATAATTTTAAAAAGAAAGGTGTTAATCAAGAGACTCCAGGATTTTTCTCTAGAGTTGGTAAATTTATTGCATCCGCTCCATCTATCGCAGGTGCTTATTTTTCACCTGATCCTGTTAATATGTATAAGGCAGGTGAAGCACTTAAAGGTGTTACTGAAGGTAGTATAATAAGTATTATGAATGATGCCTACGAAGGTGTTGTTAAAAATCCTGATCATAAATTAGGGTTACTATCTTATTTACCTAGTTCAAAAAGTTCTGCAACAGGTACAACTGGAGTAGGTGCTACAGCATCTTCTATTGATGTAAACTTGGGTAGAAAAGATGATAACTATGGTATGTTTAGTCAATTCTTAGAAGATTTAAGAAAAACAAACTTTAATCAAGCTGATATAAATACACATAGAGTATCCTTAAAAGGTAATGTTTTAGATCCTGATTATAAAGTAGATGTTAATTTAAATAACAATTTAAAAAACATAATGTTTGATCTTTCAAATCTTGCTAAAAATAAATCTCAAAAAGGTGCACCTACTGTATTTAAACTTTCACAAACTCAAATCGGTGCTGAAAGTCCTGATCTAGGAGCAATGAGAGTTAAAAATATTCCTGTTGAAATTATTGAAAAATATTTTGACAAAAAAAATGCAGCTGACTTACAGATTATTAATGATATCAAAACAAATGGTATTACATACATAGCTCCAAAGAGTTCATGGAATAATAGTTTATTTCAATCCAGCAGAGTTACTCCTACAGAAGCAATATTAAATACTGGTAAAACAATACAATACATTGATCCTTCTTATGGACATAAAGTAATTTTAAATAGAGATCCTGTAACAGGTAAGTATATGTATAATGTACTTATAAGAGGTATTGATGATGAAGGTAGATATGCTGAAAAAGATTTTAGTGACTTTGCACAAAACTTTGGAGGAAATATAGATTCTGTAGAGTCTGATATCATGGGTGAAATTGCAAAAGTAAATGACCGTATAGATAAAACTTATAAAGATTTTCATAGACAAGGATTTGAAGAGGGTGTAAAAAGACTTAATGAGTCATTTGGTAGTAAATCTTATAAAAATGCAGGATATAAAGTATTGTAGTTATGGCGAAAAATAAGTTTGAAGTAGGTTCTTCTGGATTTAATGTTAACAATCTATCTAATGTAAATAAAATACCTGATGCTAATAGAGCACTATCCGGTATTTCACCTAATTCACCAAAAGTTAATCCTGTTTCAAATACAGAATTTTTTGATGGGATTGGTACTAGAATAAAACAAATTGCTGGACAAAATCAAGATAAAAATGAATATGGTAAAGTGTTTGCTTATGATAACAGTCCTTCCGGACCAACATTTAGAGCAAGATATAAAGCTTATGGTCAAGAAACTTTTAACAAAATAGGTTTTGATCCACGTATTGATAATGAGGCTGTGTATAACCAAAACACAAATACATTTGATGATATGAAAAGATGGGCTACTAATGCTGCCTTACCAATGGTAGGTCTTGGATTTTTGTCCCCTGTTAATTCTTACGCTAGTGCTTTAGGCTCTGGTGATATTGGAGCTAGTACACAAGAAGCTAAAGATTATGAATACTATAATGCCTTAGGATACTCAAGTAAAGGTGGTCTAGGTGGATTTACAACAAACTTGCTCAACTCTGTATCTTACTCAGCAGGTATCTTATTAGAAGGTGTTGCTGAAGGTATGGCAATTGGTGCCGGTGTTGGTTTTGTTGCTGGAGAAGGTGTTGGTGCAATACCTGGTTCTATCATTGGTGGTGCTGTAAAAGGTATTGAGGCATTCACAAAAATACCTAAAGCTTTATACCAATCAGTAGCAAGTTTAGGTAAGATAAATACAGCAATCAAGGAATTAAAAAATATAAATAATGCTAAGAACTTCTTTGTAACTGTAGGAAAAGGTGCAGGTAAGTTTTTAAACCCATTAGAAAATACATATGATGCATACAAATCATTAAAGCAAGTTGATGACATATCTAGATTAGCTAAGACAGCTAAAACTGCCGGTGCATTTTGGCATGATATTATGGGTATGAATATGGCCCTTTCTGAGGGTAGATTAGAAGGCGGTTTTGCAGAACAAAATGTGTATAATAAATTATACAATGATCATTATGCAAAATATAGTAAAGCTCCATCAACTGAAGAACAGCAAAAAATGATGGCGCAAGCTAAAAAAGCTGGTTTCAATAATACAATGTGGAATACTAATTTAGTATTTTACTCTAACAAAATTGCATTCCCTTCTATTACAAGAGCTGGTTTCTTAAAAGGAGCTCCAAGATTTAATTTTGGTAGAGTTGTTGGTGAAGTAGGAAAAGAATTTCAACTTATATTTAATCCTGCAGATGATGTAGCTAAATCCTATTATTCCAAAGAAGCAATCTCTTTAAAAAATTCTTTAAAAGCATTAAAAAATCCAAAGAAATTAGGAGCTGGTGCTCTTAACTATTTTAAAAAGAATCTTGTTGAAGGTTTTCAAGAAGTATCACAAGAAGCATTAGCTGCGGCTAATGAGAAATATTATACTGATACTTTTTATAATCCGGCAGCAAGAGGTTATATGTACGGTTTTGGTGCAATAGCAGATGGTTTTAATAAACAAATGAGTGAGCAGGGGGCTGAAGTATTTGGTTCAGGATTTTTAATGGGAAGTTTACTAGAAGGACCAAGTAAGTTATTTAAGTTTGGTACTAAAAATTTCAGTAGACTATATACAGACAAAGCAGTATATGAACAAAATCTAAAAGAAAGAGGAGCTCAAGCTGATAACATTGTTAATGCATTGAATAACATGCATCAAAATGCTAAACACTTTTTTGATCCAAGAATGAGTAATTACTCTACACAAATGCTATTAGCTAAAACTGTAGATAATCCTGATAAAGCAAGTACAAAAGAGATTAAAGATTTAGAATTTGCTGCTTTCCAAAGTTCTGTACTTACTTCTTTGAGAACAGGTACCTTTGATATGTTTGTTAAAAATCTTGGTGAATATAAATCATTGTCTTCTGAAGAACTAGAAGAAGCATGGTCATTAGAACCGGGTCAAGGAGAAAAAGCTTTACAAAATATTGATACAGCAATAGCCTCTGCTAAAGTTACTGAAGCAAGATTCAATTATGCTAAAGATAAGTTTAAAGACTTTATTGATTTAAATAATTATAAAGAAGGCTCTCCTGAACATCAGGCGGCTACAATATATAACCAAGCATACCTAGAATCTATAAATAGTTTTGTGTTCCTACAGAACAGTTTTGATAACGGACTAAAGAGAATGCAAAAGTTATATGGTACAGCAAGTAAAATTAAAGCATTAGCAGGAAGTCCTTTTGCTAATTTTAGTATTCTTTCTGACTCAGATAAATTAAGTGCTCAGATTAATTACTTAATGGAAGAAATTGATTCAGCTATTTCAGTAGGTGATCCAAAACTAGCTGAAGAAGTAAGAAGAAAAAGAACATTACTTAATGCATTAAATGAATTCCATACAAGTCAAGAAAATATTACTGGTCAAAGTCTTATTGAAGTATTAAATAACTTACAAGAAGATGGTACCATTTCTGATCCAAGATTAAATGATTACTTAGGTAGTTTTGAAAAAGTATTAGAAGCAATTGCAATAAACAATAAAGAAGATGGTGCTTTTGAAGACAGAGATATAGTTAAAGCTAATTTAAGAGCTGAACTTGATAATGATGGAGGTACGCAGAATTTGTTTAACTCACTGTTTGATATTCATCTGTTAAGACATGAGAATGCTTCAATTGCTAAGTATGTAAACATGTTAGCTGATCCACAAGGTTTTTATGATCATATCAATAAGAACTTTGAGTGGATGAAGAACATGTATAACAATAGAAAAGAATATTACAAAGAAATTGTAAACAAAGAAATTACAGATGTAGAAAAGAATGAAGTATTAAATGCTTTAGCTTCTAAAGGTATATTTGTTGACTTAGATGAGTTTGCTGAATGGTGTAATAATCCAGACTATATGCCATCATACTTTATTGATACTACAAAAGAGATGATTATTAATCAAGATAGTATTTTATATCCTGATTATGCTAGAATATTTACTGATGCATCAAATGTATTAAAAACAAATCCTGCTGGAGATCCTGCTACATTACAACAACAATATGATGACAGATTAGAGGAATTAAAAAAACAAAAATCTGAAGAAGTAAATAAATCTAATGAAGATTTTGAACAAGCATTTCAAGATGAGACAGGTGTTTCTTTACAAGATGCTTATTCAAAAAACCAAGAAGCTTATGATGCTAATGAGAAATTAGAAAAAGATAAAAAAGAAGCTGAGGTAAAAGTTACAAAGCTTCAAAATTTATTAGAACTAATTGGTAAAGATCCGGTAGATTCAGTTGAAATTGTAAAACTTACAGAAGAGCTATTAACTCCAGAAGAAATAGCTGTAGTTGGTGAAGAGATGGATGAAGCTTTGGTTGATGCCATAATGGACCGCAACTTTAAAAAAGCTGATCAAGAAACAATGTATAAAGCTGTAGATATTATATATGCTTTAACAGAAAAAT